AATAGATATTACAAATAAATTTATCGTTTTGTGCAGGAGTACGATTAAATTTAGATGTCGTAAAACCTAACAGTAAGGAACTAGGAGTACTTGCAGAAGTCGTATCGGTAAACGTTTCAGGATAAATAAGATAATCTTTACCACTCGGCCCCTGAGGTCCTTCAGGTCCTTGAGCTCCATCTTTACCTGGTTCGCCTTGAGGCCCTGTTGCACCTTGTGATACAAAAAGCTGCCAGTTAGTAGTATTCGTAGGAACTACACCTACTGAACTATCGACAATACAAATATACGCGTCTCCTTCGTAATTTACAAGGTCGTTACGAGAATAAGTCGTGTTAGGATTGTATTCACCTTCTGCATTGATATTTGCTACAGCGGTAGGTCCTACAGGTCCCTGCGGTCCGATGGGTCCTTGAGGTCCTTCAGGTCCCTGAAGTCCTTGCGGTCCTTGTGCACCATCATTTCCTGCAGGCCCCTGAGGTCCTGTAGCACCGGTAGGTCCTTGTTCACCTTGAGGTCCTTTGAACGAACCTTGCAATTTAGTTAAGGTAATAGTATCACCAGATACCGATACTACAGTAGATACATCACCGTTTAAGAAAAGTACAAATTCATCTACGGATACTGTTCCTGTTTGAGGGTAAAGATAATCTCTATGTAAGGAACTAGTAAAAGACGGATATGTTTCTCCTACTCGCCAATAACTGTAGCCTCTCGGACCAGTTGCTCCAGTAGGTCCAGTAGGTCCAGCAGGACCAGTCGCACCAGTTTCACCTTGCGGCCCAGCAGGCCCTTGAGGTCCCGTAGGTCCTTGCGGTCCTTCCGGACCAGTCGCACCATCTTTACCTGCAGGACCTGTTTCACCTCTTTCACCTTGTATACCTTGTTCACCTTGAGGCCCCTGTATACCTTGAATACCTTGAGGTCCTTGTAAACCGGTATCTCCTTTAACACCTTGAGGTCCTTGAGGTCCTGTAGCACCTGTTGCACCAGTACTATTATTAACAGCGTTTATTGTAACACTAACTTCGTTATCTGCAATGGAAGCTACTGTTCCACCTACAAGGAAGGAATTATTGTTAGCTGTATTATGAACCTGAGCTATAATCTTGTCACCTACAATAGGAGTACGATTGAATGTACTTGTAGAGAAAGTTATCGTTCCATCTACCGCAGGATTAGAAGTCATCTCGGCTACGCCGCTACAGGTAAGGGCATCACGTCCGTTAGTACCGTCAGCACCCTTAGGACCGGTCTCACCTTGAGGACCAGTAGGTCCTTGTATACCGGCTTCACCTTTAGGTCCTTGAGGTCCCTCGAGACCAGTTTCGCCTTGTATACCTTGCTCACCTTGCGGTCCTTGTATACCCTGGATACCTTGTGCACCAGTTTCACCTTTGTCACCCTGCGGTCCTTTAATACTATATACGTATACACAAGTTATATTTGCTTCGGACGGAGGAGCAGAAACAGTAACTCCAAAACAATTACCGTTGCCGGATACAATAACTGAACCAGCATAAATAATTTCTTGTGCATATTGACCTCCCGACAAAGAACTACGAGGGATTGACGTTACGTCAGTTCCGTAGGAAGTACCGGTATTATAAAAACCTAAACCTCTCGGTCCTTGAGCTCCAGTAGGACCAGTTTGTCCGGTAGCACCCGTAGCACCTGTATCTCCTTTAGGACCTATAAAACTGCCTATTTTAAATAATGTTAAGACTGTTCCAGAAATACGTTCAATAGTAGATAAACTACCATCTACAAATAAGACAGCCTCCTTAAGTCTAACCTCGGAAACCGAAGAAGGTTTAGGTCTAATCCACGTATAGTCAACGGTCTCTTGAAAAGTAGGAAAGCTATCAGATACTCTGTAATAGCTGTAACCTCTTTCACCTTCGTCGCCTTTTTCGCCTTGAGGTCCGGTCGGTCCGGTCGGTCCGGCAGGTCCTTGAATACCTTGTATGCCTTGAGGCCCTTGTTCACCCGGTTCACCTTTCTCACCGGTATCACCTTTCAAACCTTGAGGCCCTTGAGGTCCAACAGGTCCTTGTTCACCGGTATCGCCTTTTTCACCTTGAGGCCCTGTTGCACCAGTAGGTCCAGCAGGCCCCTGTTCACCTTGAGGACCAACAGGTCCCTGAATACCTTGAGGACCTTGGGCACCTACTGCAGCAAACTGCATCCATGCATCAGTTGCGGTAGAAGGATTTTGATTTAAGTTACCGGAAATCATGGACACATAAGCAGAACCTTCGTAATTTACAAGGTCATTTAATCCATACGTTGTCTCAGCACTCCAGGTACCTTGAGGATTAAACTCAGCTATACCGGTATCACCTTTATCGCCTTTCGGACCAGTAGGACCTTGTAGACCCTGCGGACCTTGAGCACCTTGAATACCTTGCTCACCTTGAGGACCAGTATCGCCTTTATCGCCTTTAGGACCTTGTTCACCCTGCAAACCTTGTACACCTTGAATACCTTGAGGACCAGTATCTCCCTTCGGACCTGTAGCACCCTGCGGCCCTACAATACCTTGAACACCTTGAGGTCCCTGAGGACCGACATCACCCTGGTCACCTTTATCACCTTTAGGTCCTACAGCACCTTGAGGACCAGACTCACCAGTAGCACCAGTGTCGCCTTTAGGACCTTGTACACTGCCTACAAGAGCTAACGTAAGATTACTTCCGTCATTTGCCTGAACTCTCGCAACATCGCCATTTACAAATATGATAGTTTCATCACTTAATGGACTACTTCCTGTAGGAAGCACTAAACTCAAAGAAAGAGTTTCTACAAATTGCTTAACAGAAGCATTTACTCCATAAAATCCTTTTCCTCGTTCACCAGTATCTCCTTTAGGACCGGTATCACCTTGAGGACCAGTAGCACCAATAGGACCTTGAGGACCTGTTTCACCTTGAATTCCTTGAGGCCCCTGAGGACCAGCAGGACCTTGTATACCGGCAACACCATCTGCTCCTTTAGGACCTTGAGGGCCCGTCGGGCCTTGAGGACCAGTCTCACCAACAGGACCTTGTGCTCCTTGCGGGCCTGCAGGACCCTGGGCACCAGTCAAACCTTGAGGACCTTGATTGCCTTGTGGACCTTGAGGACCAGTTAAACCTTGAGCACCTGTATCGCCCTTGTCACCTTTAGGACCTGTAGGACCAGGTTCACCATCTACACCCTTAGGTCCCTGAGGACCAGCAGGACCCTGTATACCTGCTGCACCTTGAGGACCTCTATCGCCCGTATCACCTTTTAAGCCTTGAGGACCTTGAGCTCCTGTTTCTCCCTTAGGACCTTGTGGACCTTGACTTCCTTGAGGACCTACTGGACCATGAGCTCCTGTATCACCTTTTTCGCCTTGTACAATAGCATATATTTTTACCTGCCAGATAGGACGAGACGAAGTATCTACGAACTCACCTACAATAGTTCCTACTTTACCATTGGCACTTATTATAATGTCGCCAATGTTTTTAGCTTCTGTACTTTCCTTCAAAATATTGCCATTATAGCCAATTCCTACAGAAGTAGTATCACTACTATTGTATACAGAATAGCCTATAGGACCGCGGTCACCTGTCAAGCCGGTAGCACCGGTATCACCTTTAGGACCCTTCGGACCAGTTGGACCTTCAGGACCAATTTCACCTTGGTCACCTTTAAGACCTTGTATACCTTGTATACCTTGTTGTCCCTGTATACCTTGCGGACCTTGTGGGCCAACGGGACCAGTAGGACCTTGAACACCCTGCGGACCTTGAGCACCTTGCGATACGTACAAAGCCCAGTAAGTAGTATTCGTAGGAGCTATACCGGACGTATTATCCAACAAACACAAGAAACCGCTACCTTCATAAACGACCATGTCGTTTTTCATGTAAGTAGCATCTACGTCCCACGTACCTCTCGGATTAATATTAGCTACGGCTGCAGGACCTTGAGGACCTTGAGGACCTCTGTCACCTTTGTCACCCTTGTCGCCTTTATCACCCTTAGGACCTTTAAGACCTTGTATACCTTGAGGACCTCTTGGACCTGTTTCACCTTGAGGACCTACTGGACCAGGAACTGTACTGTCAGCACCATCTTTACCAGGTAAACCTTGAGGACCTTGTGGACCAGTCGCCCCTACTGGACCAGTGTCACCCTTATCGCCTTTATCACCTTTAAGACCTTTCAACGTCATAACAGGCGTAACACCAGTAGTGATACGCCCTACAATATCCGTAATCTTAAATACTTCTCCACCTTCGTAATCTAATGCAAGCACCGGCTCGATAAGAATTACGTAATCACCTATTGCAACTTTCTCAATAGGTTTAATGCCATCAGTAAGCTGCCAATATAATTGGCCATCTTCACTTCCTGATAAAATAGTTCCCATGTATTGCGGTGAGCCATAACGCTGCAAAGACTTCACAAGACCATCAGTCACTGTGAAGTCAGCAGAGTTAAAGCTAGCAATACCGGCGTTCTCGTTACTTGCTATCGGAATTGAAGCTGGACTTTCCGACAACACGTTTTCAACAACGTCGTATTCTGCCATTTAGTTACCTCCTTTAGCAATTCGCTTTAATTATTAATTTTTCCGGCCTTTGTAACACGTCCTCTGTAAAGTAAGTTACCAACGGTGCGGAATAGCGAACTTGTCGGACAAGGTCAGGACGACATTTCCTTATCTCGTAATACAATGTACGAGGGTCATCTGGGACGTTGTTTATATAAGGATAGATGCCCTTGTAAACGTTTAAGAGATAAGGCAACGTCTTCTGGCCGCCGACTATCTTAAACTCATACTGGTATTGGCTTTCAATCCAATCCCGAGTAGTTATGTTAAGAAACTGTTTTGTAAATACAAATGAGTATGTACGGTATTCACTACCTGTATAATAGTAAAAGTCTTTTTGACCACTTGAACTCATTGTATAAAATATACAGTCCTTACCATCTTCTTTATATCCTTTTGGCAACTTATTATAATTATCATTACCTTCTGTTACATAACTTATATCTAACAGCTCAGGCGTTACTCGTCTAAATGACGGATAAGTTGATAAGTCAAGCCAAAAGTTTATTTTATATCCTCCGTTAACTCTATATGTACTAGAACTAACGGTGATTATCAAGTATGGATTTACAATAGAGGTTGAAAGGACGTATGGAGTTATGCCATCGTCCTTAAAGACCTTCCTTGAAAGTACAAATGTTTCACCTCTATTCACAATTATTGTTTTGCCGAGAGTTTTCATTCTATTGTACCTCCAGTCTCCGTACCTTGTACGGCGTCGGAGAACTCTCTATCTGCTGCCTTGTTACGTAAGTTAGTACGTTCAACGTTACCGGCATGACTTGCACCATTACCTTCACGTCCTGCACCTACTCTTGCACCACCTTGTCCTCCTGAGCCAGCTCCTTCTACAAGAGAGGCCTGCTGGAACTTAGATATGACCTCTTGTAAAACCTGAGGATTTTGCATTATAAGTTGTTCAATCTCCGGAGGAAGATGCTGTTCATTATCCTTTATACCTGCAAGTACAAGTTTGGCAAGAGGATATTGTTGCATGTCCATGGCGTTCCAGTAAAGTTTAAGTGTACGTGTATCAGTAATGTTACCAAATGCACCTTGCATAAACTGTGAATTAATCTCTTGCCACATAGCTACCCGGTTAGTTGCAAGAGTCGCGGCAGGGTCTGAACTAAACTTGAAGTCATCTCTGTAATATATGTTACCATACTCGTCTTTGTCAAGGAACATATACTTGTTCCATTCCTCTTCCTTGACGTTACCGTCAGGTAACACCTTTACAAATTTCTGTGTATCATCACTGAAAGCTAACAAATACTTAAAGACCAACTCATATAAGCCGGAAAAGGCTGCCGCCTTCATCACACGTAACGACTCAAGCCGTCCTGCTGCTTGCATCGCCGAAAACTCTTTCGCCTTACCTGATGTAGCACTGGCGTCATATTTTCCTTGGAATGACTCTGTAACACCAGACACTGCTTTGGCGTTCTCACGCATCAAGTTAGCAGCTATAATATCCTGCGATGTATCAGCTTGTATCTGTTTAAGCTGAACCATCTGTGACTCTTCGTAGGACCTTACGTCGACCTGTTTTATACCGCCACCTGTATTATTTATCTTCACGCGGTTAGGTTTAGTAAGTACTGCACCGGAGTCTAAGGTCTTATCTACAATTTTGGTATACATCTTGTTAGATACGTCCTGCGAGTCCAACAAAATACTAGCTTCACTTATGCCATACAAAGACTCAATAGAGCTAACTGCCGGCCGAGGTATAAACGGCAGTTGACGTACGACGTAGTAAGGTATCTCTGTTCCTACTGTAAGAAAGTCTTTTACTTTATACTCGTCCTTCTTACTCTCATCGTCAGTCTCACCTACGTCGTACGGATTGTAAATGACCTTTAAGTCTTGTGACAATATTTCCTTCTCAGCATTCTTGTATCTAAAACTCTTGTTGCCACAGACAGGACACTCAGGAGCTTGAGGAACTATATGACCACATTTAGTACAAGTACGAAGCTTACGTATCTGCCAATCCTTCTCGTTACAAATGACTTGCCTACTATGGTCTGCCCAACTGAACTTACCGACGATACGTTCCTCGTTCAAATAGTAACAAGTTATGACTGTTATAGTAGATAAGTCAGCTTGCTCATTATGCTTAGCAGTCATGCTAGCATCATTGCTTACTGGAGTTATACGTCTATGATATAAGTCCCAAATTCTTGCAAGAGGGACCTGCTCAAGCTCAAAGATGTATTCTAATTTCCTCCAGTCGATAATTCCTGGCTGGGGCACAATCTGGTCGACAAGTTTGACCTCGACCTTAGGCGTCCCGCTGCTACAATAGTGATTATCCAGAGAGTCCCACCATACCTTGTACCATGATGTGCCGTCGACATACGTAGCACGCTCGGACCTGTCGTTTAAGTACTTAGAAAATATATCATCTACCTTGTACTTCAAATAGTCCTCAGTCACCTGTACAAGAGGTATATCCGACTTGTACTTCGGCTTCATATGCGGCTCAGGTATGTTATTGTCTATCTTACTTTCCACAAACTCATAGACGAGCTTATTAATAGTCCTGCCACGGACCTCGCTCTCTGTACCATCCTCTCTAAGGGCACCAAGGACTCCATAATATGCCTTACGCCATCTTGTAACGTTCTCGCTACTGGCTAAGCTGTTATGTTCCTTGGCACCTTTCGCTATGCTGTATAGCGAACTAAACTTATTTACGAGTTCTTCTTCCTTGTCAGTGTTCACATAAGCATCTATATTCATGCCCCACTGCAAGTACCAGTCTATACGTTCAACTCCCATTAAAGTTACCTCTATTATTATTCTATCGATAATGATATAAAATTATGACTCAGCAACGTTAAGTCGCCGAGCTACAATTGACAGTTATATGGCTGGATTTAATGTGCCGTCCTCGTCAAGCCACTCTTCCGGATAGCCAAACTCACGTATGTATGACTCACGTTCGGCGTCAGTTTTAAGTTGCTCAAAATCCTCCCACATGTCTTTGTGCCAACGAGTCACTCTAACGTTCATGCGACGTCTCGGCTTAGCTATCTCGCCAGTTATTATCTTTATTATGCGAGATAAGCCTTGCGAGCCGGCGTCGACCATGTCGTCATGTTGCCCGAACGGGAACGTCGAGTATTGCTTTATAAACTTCTCTCTTGCGGTCAGTTGTTCTCGTGTAGGCCACTCGACGTCAGCTTCTTCCTTGTCTGTAAAGTCCAGCGGTATGTGGACGGCTCCTGTCGCCACAAAAGGACTTATTGCTTGTGCACGGGCGTACTTTCCGCCCTGTGGAGTGACGGCCACAATAGGCGGCATGTCGACGTCGTACCTAAGGACGTCTATTATGGCGCTGCCATTCGCCTTGTCCTCTATGACCAGCTCGTCTATGTCAGGGAAGTCTTTGACTATGTCACGTATGGCCGTTACAGTGTCCCTAAAGCCGGCACGCTTGTTGACCAGTCGCCACAAGTAGACGTCTCTGCCACAAAGGCCTAAGAGAGTCATGCCGACCATGTCGGCTGTCTCTGTGTTCTTGAATGTCGCGTCGACGGAAAGTTGCAAGTACTCAAGGCGGTGTCTAAGCTCCGGCGTACGGTAGTATGGCCGCCACCACTCAGCCAGGAACAAGTTACCCTTAGCCGCGCTCGGTCTTCCCTGATATAAGGCGTTCCACGTACGTTCACCGTCCGACCGCTTGACAAGTTCCTTCTTAGAGGCAAGCCAGCGGTTAGTGTTGGCAATCTTAGCAGGTATCTTGTCCTCGTCATCACCCAAGTGAGCACCCATCAAGCTATCGCCCAAGTGACGCCCAAGCGGACAAGGACCTGCCTCTGCCGCCTCCTCGTCATACTCAGCAGGCAAGTTAATGACCTTGTACACCCAGTCCGACCAGTTAGCCATTATCCAGCCTATGACGTCGTTCTCCACCCACCGAGTCTGTATCACAATAAGCTTGCCTCCTGGGTGGATACGGGATTGCACCGACGGCCCCATCTCGTCATGTATCTTAGCTATGACTGTCTCACTGTCAGCCTGCTCTTTACTTTTTATGGGGTCGTCAATTATAAATAGCTCGGCCCCGTGGCCAGTGATGCCTGCTTTAAGGCCGGCCGCACGGCACCTGCCACCCACAAGAGTCTCCCACATAGCCACGCCCTGGACCGAGGGGTTAGGACGACAGTCATGGACGTAGTTGCTGGCCTTGTCTCGCTCGAGGAATACCTCCTGTGTTATGCCGTTAAACTTGTCCCGGTTACGTCGCGAAAAGCTCTCAGCGAACGTCGACTCGTAGCCGGCAATTATGACGCCGTCGCCAGGGTGTTTTCCCAAGTACCAGGACGGCAATGTCTCAGTCACGGTGTATGACTTGCCGTGCTGAGGCGGGACGCTAAGTAGTAATATATCCATCGCTCCGTTGACGCACGGAGCCTCAAGGAAAGTCTGTATCTCGCTACAAAGATAGTGGTGGAAGTGAGTCATATAGAAGCCGGGGTTGGCGAGTTGACAGTATGTCGCATAGTCTCGCCTCGCCCGTCGTCTCAGCAACTCACCGTCCAGTGTGTTAGGTATAGTCGCCATTTACAAAGTGGTGTGATACTGTGGCGTTAGCTCTTGGCGGAGCTGGCAGCTGCCGTCTCGGCAAGCTGACGTTGCCTGGCGTAGTGTTTCTCAGTATAGCACAGTGTGTAGCCACGTGCTTCGACGGCAGGCCGACAGACGTCCGGGTCACAGTGGAACGGACAGTATATGCCGTCACAGTACCAGTATTTGCCCGCGGTGTCGTTACCTGGACCCGGACACAAGTTACTGTAAGTTAATTTTTCCATGTTATGTTTCCTCCATGTTATGTGTTATGCCTCGCGTTTTACAAGGTAGTGTTATTGTGGCGGTAGCTGGTCGCGGAGCTGTGGCCGTTTAGTCTTGCTTGGCGTCAGTCTCCGCACGATGCTTGGCAAGTAGCTCAAGCTCCTCGTCGGACAAAGTCTCGTAGGGGTTAGTTATCTCCATGTCGACTTTACTCTCGTCGACTGGCTTAAGGCCGAGTGTGTCTCGTACAAAGACGGCTGAGCTGGGGTTATGCCTGGCGTGCTGAGCTTGACACTTAATAATCATTTCTAAGTCCGTAGGAGCTCTGTCCTCGCCTGTTATGGCCACGATGTCTTTGGCTAGTGAGTCGTAGCTGTAACGCTCGACAATAGAGTCATACGTCTCAGTCTCTGTACCGTCGCGGTCTACAATATAGTTAGGGCGTGGCTTAGTGGTTGGCTTGCTAAGTATGGCTCTGGCGAGTGACTGCCATGCTAGTTTTGCAGTTTTGGGGTCTGCAAAGATGCCTTTAGTTTCGTCGTGTAGACGTTTATCTTTATTACGTTGTATGGACATGTTGTTACCTCCGGTTTTACAAAGTGGTCATTGTTGCAGCGGGCTGCGGTGGCTGGCTGCGGTGAGGAGCTAAAGCCATTTTGTTGAGTGACGTTGAATGTAACGTATCAGTCGACGTAATGGCCTGGCTATTGCAAAGGTTATTGCAAATTGTATTGGCATTGCTGGAGTAAATGGACCTGCCCAAAATAGCCAGTATGCGGTTGCGATTGCGGCACCTTGCGGTTTAGATGTTATTATTGTATACAAATAGCCGATTATACAAGGTGAGAAAAATAGTGTGAGGACTATTAGGTATACAATGATGTTGAGCGGGTCTTTGAGTTCGATTAGTAAGCGTTTAAGGAATTTTATTATCCGTTTCACAATATTATTGTATTATGGTGAGTTGTTTGATATTCCTGCTACAAAATTTTTTGCTACAAGATTTTTTGATACTTTTGTCTTTGGTGGTTTTTAATATTTTTCATGGGACGTATGTTGTGTTTTACTATATATACCGAATTAAAAGGCGAGCCCAATCTCGATTTTTTAATATATTTCAAAAATATAATATCATGAAAATTGAATAGAGATTGAGAAGAAGAGAGAATATTTAAATTCTCAATCTATAATGATAAGTCGAAATCTGAAAAAATCGATTTTCAAATGAAAGAAAAGAGAGGTAAAAAGTATGACTTTCGATGAAAGAGTAAAAAGGTTGGAAGAATGTGAAGAAGATGAAAATCACATTCAAAGGAAAAAGATAGCCTATGCCATGCATTTCGAGGATAAGAGATTGAGGGCAGAATATTCGAGAGAGCATAAATATGGATATTGTCCTAAATGCTTTCTATTGAAAAATGGCCCAATCTGTGAAAATTGTGGTGAATGATAGAAAGGCCACTGATGAGTCTTTGAAAATTAAGACGAAACCCTGGGAAGGGTCTGGCCGAAAAATACAAATAATGGCCATCACAACTTAATAAGGCCTAAACAAGAGTGATGGCAGACGGAGGATTTTATGAAAGTTTTTATCACTTACAATGACGAGGCAAAGACGGGATACGGATTGGAATTTTTGGAAGATAATGGCAAAGTCGTACGAATTCCGATTGACAGGACCTACCCTGGCGAAAAGACCACTTTGGTCCTTCCTGAAAATCCAGTAAACCGTAAATACTTCTCGGCTAACAAGGTCGATAACGCAAAAGATAATCGTATCGAATTGACCTACAAAGAGACGAAGGTGTTAGGTCCCCGCCCTGAAGGTCATACAGTTAATCGTAAACCGATTGAAGATTATATGACCGACGAGGAAAGAACGACCTATCTGGAAATCCTTGAAAAAGCTCGTCAACGTAGAGAAGAAGCTAACAAAAAGCCCAAGATGACAGAATTGGAAAAGGCAGAGAGAGCACTCGAGGCAGCTAAGAGAAAGCTCGAAGCCCTCAAAGCTAAACAAGAATGACCCCGACGAGTCTTTGAAAATTAAGACGAAACGCCGCGAGGCGTCGGTCATATCGACCAAAGGAGATAATATTCAATGAAATGCATAATCAAGTACTCTGTATTTGATGAGAACTTGGACCAAATTGACGGTTACCTTTACAACTGGCAAGACTTTGAACGTAAAACTCACCCTAAGCTTGTAAGTATAGACCCGGATAAACAGTACCTTGATGTGATTTACAAGGTAATTATTGAAGAGGACGGCGAAGTGTGGACAAAGGTTGCCTATCGTAAACTTAACCGGCTTTATAAATCAGTTAAAAATGCAGTTGAACGGATAATCATTAACAGAACCGTACCGTACTTACAATAAGCCACTCTGATGAGTCGTTGAAAATTACGACGAAAGGCTGTGATGGCCTCAGCGGTACAAATACAAAGTCCAGGCATTCAAGCCGCTAATGCTGGCAAAGGAGAAGTAAATATGTACAACTTCACAGACGAGTTTTGGAACGAGGTGAGAAATCGCATCGACTATCTCACGTCGGCATCAAACGGACTCAACGAACTCGATGACATTGAGGTCGAGGAGTTAGTAATACTCAGGCTTTTGCTCAAAAATTACAGTAAGGAAGTCTAATTGTATGGAAAACTATCACTTTATACTGACAAGTTTGCTGAAAATCAGGCAATCCGAGCTGACGTCCGACCCACAATATCGGCAAAATCTCAGCAAACATCAATTTCGTGAGCTGCAACTCATCACAGAACTCTTAAATTTCTACAAAAACGACTCAACGTCATTGCAAATGCCGTCCGACCCGGACTGCTTAATCTATGTTTTACAGCAAAAACTGATGACAGACCCTGAAAATATGCCTCTGGACGAGGTAAAATTGTTAAATTTACTCGAAACTACTAAGTCCTTGCTTCTTAAAAGCAAATAATGCTGTCAAAAAGCTGGAGAAACCCTAAACTCCCTTTCAAAAATAATCAAAATTCGCGAGGGGTAAGTGTAATTTCCAGCTTGTAAACCTCTAAACAAGCATATTTTTACCTTAAAATCTGTCAATGTTTAATTCTTAACTGTCACTCCTCTACAAGAACAGCTGAAGCGTGAGCCACGTTGTTCATCGGTTAACATTCGTCTAACTATGTTAACCAGGTTAATAAAATAATGTCAACTAAGTTATCTATTTGTTAGAAATTATCATAAAATGATTAAAATTTTCATCAGATATATTGAAAATTGAGAAAATCAATCAATTTCTTAATCTTAGTATCAGCTAAATTTGAATAATATATATATAATAAAAATAATATTTTTTTTTAATATATAATATTGGATATATTATAATATAAAATAATAGGAAAATATTAAAATTAATATTAACAGGAAATCTCTTCCAACTCCTTTATCGTTAAAAAAAAAAGAAAAAATATATAATATATAGAATATATATATAATATACTATATAATAATATATAAAATATCCAATATTATATATTAAAAAAAAATATTATTTTGATTATATATATATTATTTGAAAATAGCTGATACTAAGACTAAGATTTTGATTGAAAATCTCATTTTAATATATAAATATGTAATAAAAGTATCAAAAAATGTTAATTTTTAACAATTTCAAAAACCACTCACAAAAACACCTAAAAACTACCTGTCCCAGCCACAATATCTCACCTTGTAGACACAACTTCAACTCTACATTATATCTTTATATCAAATCTCTTTCAATATTATAATATAATCGACCAAATCAATTCTGGTAGATTTTAATATATAATAAATCGATGAAAATATTTCAATTGATAAATTCATCATATCATCGATTATAAATCATTATTATATATTAAAATCATCAATAATGTAACCACTTCCACTTTCCGACCTCCGGTCCACAGCCACCTCTTGTAGAACCGCGGGAAAAATTTATGGAAACTAGTTGAAAACATCTCAACGTCATGATATAATATAAGAGATGAAAAGATAAAAACCGGCCAAAATCCACGCCGAGGTCATATCAATCACCTTGTAAAATCGAGAAATTTCCTTAAAAATCATAACCGTATCGAATTTCAAGGAATATTTCTTAAAAATTTGTCATATATTATATATGTAACTTAAATATCTCGCGGCCAGATTGACACGTAAATCAAAACCGCTAAGATAAATAAAAATCGTACGGAGGTACAATCATGAGTAACAAAGCAGCCGCCATGGCAACCTCTCTTGTAGACACGCAAGACGAGGTCATGGACCCTAACAGCGTGTATGCCTACATCGTCAAAGACGACGACGGCAACTATCACGTCGAAGCACTCGACGGCACAGTAGGACCTACTTGTAAACTTGTCGACGAGGGTGACAGAACCATCGCCCTTACGCCTAACAAGTCTAACCGCAAGTGGTACAACCGCAAGAAGGCAGACGAGCTTATCGCCAGCTCTGGCAAATGTTCCTTGTATTACAAGGAGTCCAAGCATTTTGGCTCAACCGGCACCACTCACCTTCCCAACGAGAAGCTTATCGCTTACCTCTCCGCGGACGAACAGGCCGAGTACAAGGCCATCATTGACAGAGCCATTGCAGCACGCGAAGCAGAGCGTAACCGTCCTTTGACCGAGGAAGAGAAGCTTCGCAAGCAGATCGCCAGCTACGAGGCAACTATCGCCAAGCTTAAAGCTAAGCAGAACGCCGCCGCAGCTGCCGCCACCAGCAGCGACTCAACCAACTTTGTAGAGAAGGAGGAAAACTAACATGGCTAAAAGCATCGTCGACTATATCCTTGACTCGGACTATCCTCGTTACAAGGAACTTGTAGCAAAAGCACAGGCTAATAAAGCCGCCGCCCCTAAGCCGGAACGTAAACCTCGCCAACCTATGACTGACGAGGCCCGCATCGCGGCCTTAGAGAAACGTATCGCGGCTAAGATGGTCAAGGTCAATGCCTTGCTTGGCAAGACCGACGACAGTACCGCCGAAGCTAATAACTAAGCTCACAGCAGCCTCTGTCTGACTACCTGCGGCCTGCCGCCACAACTGCCTATTGTAGCTGCGGGTCGCGGGTAACTTAAACCACAATCAATAAATATATTTATATAAGGAGAACTAAATAACATGACAACAGACGCCTTAGCGGCTAAACTTAACTATGACACATACAAGCTTAACAGTATGACTACTTACAAGGAACTCGCGGCTACTGGCCGCATATTGTGGGCGGTCGAGAGAGATGACTCGGGTAACTGGCAAGACGTCACTGAGCGAGAGAGAGCCATACAAGAGCTCCAGCAAGCTAAGAAGGACTTAGAGATGGCCAGACTGACAGCACAGCAGGCACAGACTTTACACGTCGCCACAGCCACGGCCACAACATCGTCCTTTGTAGAACGGGAGGAAAACGACTGACATGACACACTATACTGTGACTATAACTGACAACGAGACTAAGCAGACATATTACTGCAACGGCATAGTTGGCAGCTTACTTGACGCCAACGAGACAGGTGCCACTAACATAATTAAGTTTAACTGTAACATCCTGTCAATTTTACGTACAGAGGTCAACTTATTTTGTGTGCTGAGAAAAGACATAACAAGGATACTTGACCGTATAGAGAGCGGTGAGTTTGACATTGACGATGAGGCATTAAAGCAGACGATAATATTACTTAAAATGTTAACTGAAATTGGGGACGAGTATGAGGCCTCTGACGTAACATTTGACCGCGTGAAGCTTGCCAAAGGAGGAGACTGACATGCCAGATGACATCGATGACCGCATATACAACGTCATGATGGACGAGTATCACTACAATACTATACTTGCCTTTGGCGACTTACAAGACGTGGTAGACCGCATACTTGCCAACTACGTCGCTAATCCGACATTACTTGACTCCTTGCCGTCGCCTGGCCAACGTACGGCCTGTCGACACTACTACATACCTGTGACTAATCAGGACTACTTAGCCATGACTGCTAACAAGCCGACTCACTCGTCCCACTTGTCACTGAGACGTATCTTGTATGACTTTGTAGACAACGAGCGATGGGCAGACTTTGGCATGACTCCAGTCGACACAACCACAACGACGGAAGACGCCAAGACTTACTCAGATGACAGCATATCTAAGCTTATTTGTAAAGCGAGGTCAAGCATACGTGGCCTGTACAGAACGGTCAAACATATTGACAGTAAAAAAGAGCTTATACAGATACATGGCATGCTTAAACGTATACATAGCCGAGAGCTAATAAGGAGGTCAAAGACAGATGAACGTACTTAGTAAAACAGTCGTCACTTTGCCTAACGGCTTGACCACCGCTGACATGATACCTGTCCTTGTAACGGCGACTCGCCTGATGCCTCGCGTCTATTCATACCTCTTGTATAGAGAGCAAACTGCGTATGTCCTTGAGCTTATGACTAGTCAAACGACCAGTTACAATACCATAGACATAGACGACGTGATTACTGAGACAATAACTCACATTGAGCGTGACCGCAAGAAGCCTACTAAGACAGTCGTCGGCTACAAGCAACCGCCGCTGCAACTTATGATACAACTTTACGAGCCACTGGTCCAATCACTTGCTAGGAAAATGAGACGACACTGGCAACACTTAGAGCTTGACGACTTGCTCCAGATGGCAAGACTGTCTATTTGTACTTTGTATAAAGCAGGCTACTACTTACATCGTCGACTGATAGAACGATGCTTCACTAACGACATACTACAGTCAATAAGACATGAGCGTAACGCCCCGCCAATAACCTCACTTAACAATATTGTGGCAAGCAAAGATGACGGTAACTGTGAGCTTGGCGACTTGATACCTGACAACGACTTAATGGAACGTATACAGGACGACGAGGACGAGGACATAAGACACAAGGTAACTGATGCCATGAGAGACTTTGTGATACAAGAGATTGGCGAGAGACAGTATGACTTGCTACTTAGCGAGTACTCGTCAAACTGTACGACGACACGGACACAGAAACTTGTCTATCGGCTTAAAGATAAGGTGAAAAGCTTAGACATAGACTCAACTACATGGCGTAACTATAACAGCTAACAAGCAACACAACTGACGGAGGTAAATATGACAGATAAAATATATTCAGCATGGGCTTTTACAGCAAACGAGCTGGAAAAACGTGATATAAACTATAAGATTTATCAGCAACTTTGTGAGAAGTACAAGATAAAACGTGTATGTCGTCGAAGCATTTCTGATGAGCAGTTCCAGGAGATACTTAACGACAATGACTTTGTATACGAGACGACTGCTGGCTATGCACATAACACCGTAACTATTTACAAGACGCCTGACTTGACAACTGATGAGCAGGCCCTTATTTGTGACGAGGGTAATCTCTGTTACGGCTATGGCATACGTAACGACAAGATAGTCATTTATACAGACTAAGGAGGAAAATATGGCACAACGTAACAGCATATTTGTGGTAGACAAAGAAACAAGCAACGGGTATGCCTTCCACTTTGTAAAGATGGCAACTGGCATAATTAAGACTTACTTTTACAACTACGGTGACCCGGAACATAGGACTGAGATATTGTACTACGACTTAGACACGGGTACAATACAAGAAGCTGGCTATCACATGTACTACATAGATTGTAAACTGATAGCTAAACTTTGGCTTAAAAGACACTTTGGTCGCATGACTACAAAGGAAAAGAACAACTTTGACAAAAGATACGTGGTAACTGAGTACAACGTATTAATATAAACTTTGGAGGTAACTATAATGAAGGAAATCGAGTACGGAACAAAAGAGTATTATGAGAGGCAACTTAAAGCTAACGAGTGTAAGTTTGAGCTCATGACTAAAGGCTTTTCAGCTATTGTAGAACAAAATAAGTATATGACTTGGGAACAGGTTGCTGAGTACGTCGAGCAATTACACTACGTCGTAGGTGACTTAGAGTACAGTAAAGACAAACTTAGAGAATTTGAAAAGGAGGAAGATGACGATGAGAGATGACTTAGAGGCACCTTGGATAGGACTTTGTAAGGAGGATTACTATGATAAATTACATAAGTTTGATGAACAATATGAATATGACGACGGAAGAGATGACTATGAGGAGGAAGATAATGAGCTGGGACAAGATAAACTTAGGTGACGTCGTACAAGGCGTATGGGACAATTACTATTATCTTGTAGTGTCAATAGACAAAGCAAGACAAGTAAAGATTATTTGTATAGAAGCAGCTTACAGAGACTGTGAAGATAAGTACGAGGTTTGGAATGAAGCAACTATTCTTATTTGCTATAGTAAAATATACAACGTATTTGAAAATCAAGCAAAATTGAAGGAGAAACGTAAATGTCTTACAGCAACAGCTCGTTAAACACTTTCACAAATTGTATGCAAAAATACGAACAGATATACATACTTCACAATAAACCGGATAAGATAAGTCCTCACTTGACTTTTGGCTCAATGGCTCATGAGGTATTGTATAACGCAGGTCGTTTAAGAGATGAAGCATCAGACGGAGTAATATCTCCCGGCGAATATTTTAAGGTAATACCTTCGGAAGTAGAATGTTTAGAACTTAAATCTGAGTTTAACATTAATAGTTGGGAGAATTACTTCTGTAACGTCATACGTACTGTAGCTGGCTATGAACGAGACCTTGTAACTAACGAGTCTAAAAATGGCGACGTTACAATAGAACGAGAACTTAAACTGCAATTGTCTCCAGAACAACTTAAAGCCGACGGCGTAATAACTGACCAGCCTCTTGTAGGTGTCATAGACTTACTTATTATGACTAAGACGTCAGCTACAATAATTGACTATAAGTTCAGTACGACTCGTAAGACCCAGTCGGACTTTGACGAGAACAGTCAGCTTTACTTATACTCATACATGGTACATATATTGTATGACATACCGTTACATAATATACAGGTAGGATATATAGACATTCCTAAACAGATGTTTGAAGTCCCTGCAGTACTTAAAAACGGCACATTGTCAAGGTCAAAAAGTCAAAACTGTTCCGGTGAGATGTATAAGTTAGCAGTAGAAGCCATCCACGAGGACGACCCTTACTACAATTGTGAGCCGGGAGGTTACTACTATGAGACCTATTGTGAGTTGCAACTTAACAAACCGGCCTACTTGCAAACACAGTATTTAGACATAGAAGCATATCACAATATAATAAATGACGTACTTAATACAATAGAGGTCATAGAGAACATACAGAAAAATCACTTAAAGTTCTTACGTAAATATGACTCGTATTCTTGTAAATCTTGCGAATACAAGAAATATTGTAAGTACTGGCTAACGGAGGTATGGTAAATATGCAATGGTGGTTAGTAATAATACTTATAGCAATCATAGGTATTATAACATTTGTAGCAGGATATTCACAAGGACAAAATAGTGACAAGAAACCTTGCTTAACAAAAGAACAAGAATGTTATAACAACCTTGGCAAAGAGATAAAAAACTTACAACAAATAGTCGGCGTTGAGCCTAACAATAATCGCAAATACAAGATGTATCTTATAAAACGTACAGATAACGACTACGATAAAAGTGACTACGTAGGATATATTTGTATAGCAACTAGTAGCAAAGAGGCTATATCGTTTGGTCCTGTAGGAGATTTTGTAGACCATCCTGGCTATTGGCCACTTAACGATAGAGACGTATCTTGTACATTTTTAGGATATACAGACTATGTAAGACCTGCATTTATAGCTACTTTGTATGAGGCACAATTATGAAAGACTTTAAGTATACAAGAACTCCATACGATATGTTTATGGAAGGTTGGTGTGACACTTGTGAGGATAACTACGAAGAGTGTCAAAAGTTAGGTTATTGTAAAGGAGAACGTGAAACATTAGAGAGATACAAAATTGTTGAATTAAATCAGGAGGCATATAAGAATGGCAAAAAATCTGTTTAACTTTTATCTTGACGACGATGTAAAATACGCCGCCATGGATAAATTAACAAGAGTGTGTGGAGAATATAGCAAAGGACAGTTAGCTTCACTAATTAGAGTTATGTTAACTGACTTTGCATTGACTCCGGACGAACAAGTATCTAATGAACTTGTAGAGAAAATAAAACAAGAATACGTTTACAATACATCTAAAAATAAACGTACAAGGAGTAATTTATGATAAGTGATATGTATAAATCCGAAGAAGCTTGCAAGAACTGTGGTTGTAAAATTATTTATTACAAGAACGTAGGACCACATATCGGTAAATATTGTTCAAATTGTGATAAATGGATTATATGGGTAGCTAAAAGTGACGTTCCTGATGACTTCCTTGATAAATTGAAATCTTGTAAACAAGAGGAAGATGACTTTGACGAACCTACAAAGATGGAAAGACAGTTTGAGAATAATTGTAATTATTACGACGAGGAGGACGATTTACCGTGGTATTAAGTAAAAGAATACAAAAGCTTTCCGAACTTATATTAAGTTTGCAGTCAACTACATCACTTACTGCTAAGAAAGCATTTATAAAAGAGCTTGACCCGGAGTTACAAGATGACTTTAATTACATATTAGAGATACTTGCAGGTGAGCACAAGCTTGGCTATACGTTTAGTTGGCCTGACGACTTTCCGATATATGCACAAGACCATTTCGAGTCAATGACATTCCGAGAATTTATCAAACCTTTGTTTAAGCCCGTTGAGGAAGGTAACTTAACTACGACTAATATACTTGACGCCGAAGCCATGTGCTCTATGTATGCTGACTTTATATCACCTGTTGTAAATAGGACTTTGAGACTTGGCATAGGAAAGTCAATATTGCCTAAGGACGGTATAGCTCCTATGTTAGCTCACAAGTATAACGGAAGTTTTAGAGGTAACGTATCAGATATATACGTTACTGAGAAACTTGACGGTAACCGTTGCATAGCACACTTTGACGGTAACGACTGGGTGTATGTATCACGTAACGGTAAACGGAAGTTTAACCTTGACTTTAACATGGAAGGTTTAGACCCGTCATACGTATACGATGGCGAGATAGTAAGTGAAAATCAAGCTTACTGTTCAGACCAATTGTATAACCACATTGTATATGGAACTAATGCAGTAAAATACAATAATGAGTTCAATGAAACTTCAGGCAAAATAAATCGTAAAGATAAACAATCAGGTTTAGTATATAAGGTATTTGACATTATGACAGATGACAAATACAGTGAACGTAGACGTATACTTGATAATATGAAAGTTGAAAGTAATAACGTAAAGATATTGCCAGTACTTGCAAGATATGATACAATAAGCGACTTTACGACAGGCGTCGATAAACTTGTGAATGTAGTAACAGGACTTGGTGCAGAAGGTCTTATGATTAATGTAGGAAATGCACCTTATGTCCATAAACGTAACTATAACTTACTTAAATACAAGAAGTCTAAACGTATGGATATGAAAATTGTAGACGTTATTGAAGGCACAGGTAAATACGTAGACAAATGCGGTTCACTCTATTGTGAAGCCATTAGTGAAGATGGTACAAAAATTGTATGTAATGTAGGAAGTGGACTTAGCGACCAGGAACGTGACTTGATTTGGAAATATCAAGATGTAATGAAAGGAGCTATTGTAGAAGTAGAATACTTTGAGCTTTCACAAAATTCTACAACTAATGGAACAAAAATATATTCTATACGGTTTCCGAGATTAATCAACTTTAGGTCGGATAAAGACGACACCTCTACTGATTGATTAATTTTAATATATAATAATGAAAGATTTTTTCTATATCAATATAATTTATCGATTGATATGATATCTCTATTCTATTATATATTAAAATCAGCCAAACTGAATTATATCGAGGGAATAAATAGAAAAATCTTTCATATATTATATATGTACTAAATGAGATAAAAAGGAGACAATATGACTGAACAAAAACAAGATGACAAGAGACTTATTTTGGCAATCGGTTTCAACGAGACGACTGGCAGGTATGAAATTAATATTCCTTCCGGTTCAAATGTTCCAGAATGTGCATTTGGAGTATCTGCATTAATCAAATGCTTGGTCCGTGAAAAAATTATGGATAATCCACAAGATTTCATAGACCTTATAAGTAAATACACATACGATATACAATATGCAGAATTAGAAGGAGGCGAAGAAGATGTTAACAAGGGACAGTGACGAGCTATTTTTTAAGAAAATGACTTCTTTGTATAAAGCTGCTATGGATTTTGTATCAGATACAGACACAATCCATTGTAAAGTTAACAAGAAAGTGTACTTTGCAGGACCTTGGTTCACAGACCGTGACAATCAAGTATATGATTTTTGTGTAAAAACAGCAAAATTATTCAAACAAAAAGGTCCGGAAATATTCTTTCCAAGAGAAAATTCACAGTCGGCAGGATATAATCCGAAAGAAACATTCAATAACAACATTGAAAACATAGACAATTCGGATATTGTAGTAGCATTTGTATCAACAAAAGATGTAGGTACGGCATTTGAATTAGGTCATGCATACAGAGCAGGCATTCCGATATACTTACTTGTATACGACATAGATGACATAGCTGAAAGTAAAACTAATTTAATGTTAGCAATATCTGCAAAAGCTATATTTACATTATCAAATTGGATAGACTTTTTGTTAGACAACATGAATAACATGGAATTTATAGAAATAAAAAATAAATGGGAAGGTATAGAATGAAAATTTACGAAGGTTTTAAGAACATTTCAGTTAAACTTTTGAATTTTCCAGTAGATTTACCGGAAAAAGCATACGATTTTGGTAGATTTTCTACTGAGTCCGTTAAATTTAGAACAGACAGAAATGGAAAATCGATAGGTTTTGAAGCAGAATTTGAAAAATTTGTAAACGAACTTGTTAACGGAAAGACTTTTCCTAAATATGTAATGGAAGCTAAGATAGATTTTGAGATACAAGGTATTACAAGAATTTGTTTAGCTCAACTTACAAGAGACTCAGCAATATTCGGAAGTGAAAGTCACGGACTTAGACCGCTGAGCATGGAGTTTAATCTTCCTTTGAGTCTTACAACAAATAAAGCTATTATGTCAAGGTTCATAAAAGCACAACAACTTCTTGAAGAAGCATACATTATAGCTTGTGAAGATGAGGTTCCTTATCCGGAAAGCAGATACCTTGGACTTCATGCACAAACAATATCTGTTACTGCATCGTACAAGATTTCAGACTTTGTAAGGTCGTGTTACAGTCGTACAAATAACTCGTTCTGTGATGAGCTCAATTACGTATATCGTAAAATGTATCATGCTATTGTAAAAAGAGTTGCAGAAGTTGCGAGTCCTGATGCAAATCACATTAAGTTTTGGAATTGGCTTTTCAGTGTTAAACGTTGTATAGATGATAACTACTATACAAGAACTAATGTTTACAATGGAGATTTCCAATTTGAAGATGCTCAGTACGTGCCTGTAGATAAACCGGCACAAAACGATTGGAGAAAATCCGGTTGGGCATTAGAATTAATACAAATTTTACATGAGGAACCTGAACTTTTAACTAACAAAGAACGTACATTAGTTAAAGAAATGGAACGTAGAGGTCTCGATAAATTGTATACGACATATGATGAACGTGAACCGAGAGTTGCACCTAATGCAATTAAAGATATGGATTATTATAGGAAGGTAACTAAATGATAATACGTGATGACTTCAATCAATTTTGTAACAATTTCAATATTGTAAACAATGCATTGGATATGAGAAACCTTATTCGTTGGAACGGTAGACCTATCCTCCGTAAGGAAAATCTTTCAGAACATACACACCTTGTAGTAGCTTGTGCGATATGGCATATAGAAACATTTTCAAAAATTCCTATACTTCGCAATAAGTTTTCTAATTACAAAATTGTAAAAGCAGCAATGTTACATGACTCTTTGGAAATACTTAGAGGTGACATTCTTTCCATTACAAAAGATAATATACCTGCTATACGACAAGAGATTACGGAAGAAGAAAACAAGTTTCAATACTTTACAGTAGGTGATTGTAACGACATAGAAACACGTATAGTTAGACTTTCAGATTTGATGGCATGTTACAAGTTCTTGGAAAACGAGTTACAATATCCTAACAACGATTATGCAAAAGAGGTATATATCTCTTGTAAACAAAAGTACGATGATGAATATTGTAAGTTCTGTGAAGAAGCAGGATTAGCTTTACCTACAAATAATAAATTTCCTGCAAAGTTGGAGAAAGGTTATTACGATGACTGTGGCGTAGATGTTCTACTTACTGAAAGAATAACATTTATGCCACTCAGTACACAAACTGTTAATCTTAAAATTCATGTTACACCTAAGGAAAATGAAATGGGTTTCCTTTGTGCAAGAACTTCTGCAGCAAACAAAGGATTATCTGTTGCAATGTGTCCTATTGACCCTAACTATTCCGGTGACGTGATGGCAATCGTACATAATGTAAGTAACAAGATTATAACATACGAGGCAGGAGAAGGTTTTGCACAAGTGGTCATGGTACCTTTCATAAATAACACACTCGTACCTTGTAGAAAGTCTGGTAAAAGAGGCAGTGGTAACTTAGGTTCAACTGGGAGGACATAATGATAATACTTATTGAAGGAGCTGACGGTTCAGGCAAATCTACATTGTTAAATAGATTATCGGAAATAGGTTTTAAGACTATGACAGCACCTATACCTAATCGTAATATGTATGAAAAATGGAATAAGTTAGTTTATAATAGTATATATTATGGTGAGAATTACATATTTGACCGTAGCTTTATATCTGAAATAATATACAGAGTAATAGACGGACGTAATTCTTATATAAGTTTAGGTCAAGTTTGTGAGTTACTTAAATTTAGTAAAATTATTCTTTGTGAAACACCGACTCAGTTTGAGGACTCAATTGCAAGAGGTGAAACAAATATAACTACAATAGAGAATGCAGAACTAATAAGGCACAAATATCGGGACTTTATAAAAATGGTAAATAAACTTGAAAAGGTTCCGTATATTGTATACAATTGGAAAGTTGATAGCATATCAAAAGCTATTCACTTTATAAATAACAAAAGGAGGTAACTATGCAGTACGACAACTTTATTACCCACAGTATAGACTTATACATGGGTAAGCCAAAGTCAGGCAAGACAATGATTGCTGGAAGTTATCCGAAGCCTTTATTGTATGTCTCTGTCGGTAACGATGGCGGTGGTCGAGTCCTTCTCATGAAATACAGAAGTGACGTAGAAAAAGGTTTAATTAAAGTTAAAAACCTTAGAAATGACCAACCAGTCAACGGTATGATTAGACAGACGTCATGCGAAAAGCTTGCGGTACTGCTTGCAGAATTAAGAAAACCTGACGCAGACAAGTTCAAGACTATTGTAGTAGACACTGTAGGTTCGTTACAGGACGATTACAAGAGTTATCTTGAACTTAAAAAGAAAGGTGTTCCACTTTCACAACAAGAATGGGGTGACGTTGGAAGAATGGTCCTTAACTTAAAGGACAATATGAAACGTTTCTCCGAAGAAATGGGTGTTCAATTTGTATGGATAACTCACACAAGAGAACAAGAGGTCTATGAAACGTCAGGTCTTAACAAAGAAATTAGAATAGTTCCGGATTTGACAATCGCAACAGGAATTAAATATATGAAGGATGCTTCCAATATATTTTATTGTTGCAGAAAGACAGTCATAGAACCTAACGGTGAACGTAAAGTTAAGTTTCTTACTTACGTAGGTCCTCACCCTTTGATGGACACAGGCACAAGAGATATTGCTTTGGAAATGGGTTCTTTCATAGAGGACTTTACTTATGACAAGTGGCAAAAAATGGTAAATGCAAATTCCATAGAGGCTGCTAATGTGTTAACTATTGAAGAAAACGTAGAAAAAAATGAAGCCGAAGAGGCAAAGGAGTAAATAATTATGATTGAAAAATTTAGCGATTACGAAGGTGGTTTTCTTAACTGTGAAGGCGAGTTCATTTTTGAAATCAAAGAGGCTGAAATTAAACAGTCCAAGAAAGGTGACGACATGGTAGAGTTGCAGGCTAAATGTTCACAAGGTACTACAACTCTTAGGCATAGTCTTTTGCCGAAAGCAAGATGGTCTTATAATAACTTGATTAAAGCTTGTTTACATCTTAACACTCCGGAAAAGATTGCAGCATTTGAGTGTGACTATCATACAATTCACAATCAGCTTATTGGTAAAACTTTCATCGGAACTGTTAAAGAAGAAAAGTACATGAAAGAAGTTAAAACTCCTCTTGATGATGGAACTTTTGCAACTGAACAAGTTCCTTCCGTATCTTACAAAGTTGTAAATTATTCCGAAGTACAAGAATAAATATAATGGAGGCTCGAAAGAGCCTTCTATATTGCGGTTTAGTTTAACGGTAAAACTACGGAATTTGACTCCGTTGATACAAGTTCAACTCTTGTAACCGCAGCCACTACTTTAATTGCACATTGTGAGGTGATTAAAGATAGCTTATCAAAATCTCTTGTTGAAATGTTCGTTGATTTTGATAAGTTTATGGGAGTGTATCTCAAAGGTAGAGTCGGTTGTGCACAGCGAAAGCAACCCCGGTGAACCGGTATGCAGGTTCGAGTCCTGCCACTCCCAGCAGAATTTTGTAGGAGGACATTATGAGAAAGACTGAAACGGTAAAAGTAGAAGAACCTATTAAACGTATATTTAAGCAATACGGTTGTTACGTTTACAAGAATGTACAAAATGTATTTACTGAACGTGGACGACCCGACTTGACTGCATGTGTTCCAGTTAAGATAAAAACTTTGATAGAGTTGTATGGTTTAGATGCTGAAATAGGAGTATTTGTAGGAATTGAATGTAAAGTAGATGAAAACAAATACGATGCAACAGAAGCACAAAATGTAGTAGGTCGTAAGATTATGAAAGCTAAAGGTTTGTGGTTTAAGGAACAGGACCCGTTAGTTATAAAACTTTTTCTTGAACGACTTAAAGTGCATAAGGAGGAAGATTAAATGTCCATAACATACAAGGAATATCTTACAAAAAGAAAGCCATATCAGGAACTTGGGCATATTTTATTACTTGAAATGAAACATGCCTGTTTATTTTATAAGCCCGGAAAAGGTAAGACGTATCCTACAATAGATGCTATAAGGGACATAAATCAAAATATGTTTGGAGATGCAAAAGTTCTTATTTTGTCAACAGCAAATGCAGTTAAAAACATGTGGTATGACGAAATAGTTCCTCAAAACATTCTTCCTAAAAATACATTGATAATGTCATTTACAAAAGCTATACAAGATAGCATGGCAACTGAGTTACAGTCAATAAGATGGGATATAATTGTAGTAGACGAGTCTCACCATATTAAGTCACATAACTCTAAAATATCAAAACTTGTATATAAACTTACAAAGAATGCACCTTATGCTTTTGGACTTACAGGAACTCCGAGAGGTAATAACGACGTAGATATTTATTGTCAATTCCATAACTTAAATATATCGGATTGGGGAGATATTTCGTATACAACTTTTGTAGATGTATGTTGTGAAGTTGACCAACGAATGTTTAATGGAGCTATGATTAAAGTTCCTACAAAGATAAAGGAACAATATCGTGCAGGTTTTGAACGTAATATAGCTATGTATACTCAACGTATAGAGTACGACGATGACGACAATATGCCTGAACTTAATATCAACGTCGTAAAAATTCCATTTGTTCCTACAAAAGAATATAAACTTGCAAAAGAAGGTGTACTTCAACTTACTGATTATGAAACGACTTTAACTAAATTAACAGTTATAGCTAAACTTCAACAATTAGCTAACGGTTTTGTTTATATAACCGACGAATGTGATTACAAGAAACGTCAAACACATACTATAAATCATAATAACAAACAGGATTGGATAATGACAAATGTTGTAGCCGGAGAGAAACGAGTCATAGTTTACAGACATTTGGAAGAGTATAATCAAATTGTGGATATATTAACATTGAAAAATATATCTTGGACGGACGATTTTATAACCTATAAACGAGGAAAACATGACGTTCTTTTGTTACAATGTTGTCAATCGGAGTCATTCAATTTACAAATGTGTACTAAAATGACTTTTTATACTATGGACTATTCGTATATTAACTTTGACCAGATGTTACATAGAATATATCGTTTAGGACAAGAGAGTAAATTACAAATAGACATACTTGTAGCGACTGGAACGGTTGAAGAAAAGATTTGGAAAGCTGTACACAATAAGAAAACATTATCTGATTTGTTTTATAGTATAAGAAATGAGGTATAAGCATGGACGAAAATCTCGAAAGACTTAATCGTATTTATCCAAATGGAAGATACGTATTGATACCTAAGTATGAGCCTTCACAATGGGTTGACAAAGAATATGACAGCGCGTTTGATACAAAAGCTGCATTAAACAAATGGACAAGTAAACCATTGTCATACAAAGAAGCTTGTGAGTATGAGGAACAAGGTTTCAGAATAGGTTGGGTAGTTCCGAAAGGAATGGTCATTGTAGATATTGACAATAAGGATAATCCTCAGTCACAAGCAAGAATTGAAAACTTGCTTAAAAAGTTTGAAGTAAAGTATTCCTACAATTATACAAGTAAAGGTATACATATATTGTTTCGTGACCCATCTGAAAGTATTAAGTCCGACTCACGTGCAAAATGTGGTATAAATATTGTAGTAGATACAAGAGCTAATTCGACAGGTTATATTATACTACCTTGTAATGACCCACATAGAGAATGGGGTCAATGGAACGATTTTGTAGAGGAAATTCCTTACTTCTTAAAACCTTTGTTCAAAGACGAAACAAAAAGTTTTATAGGCATGACGGAAGGTGATGGTAGAAATACTGAGCTTTTCAAATGGAGAAGCAAGCTTGAAAATAAAGCTAAATTATTAAGCAACAAAGAAATTGAAAAGTGTATACGTATTATAAATGAAAATCTTTTCGATACTCCAATGCCGAACAACGAATTGTTTAAGACAGTTTTAAGAGAGCATGAGAAGAATAAGAAAGCAGAACAAGAAAACATATACAATACATATGCAAATCAGTTGCTTGACAAATATGACATAATATATGCTTATGAACAATTTTATAAGTTCAACGGTATATTTTATGAAACACTTGATAAGTTGTCTCTTGAACAATTAATACATACTGAATTAAACAAGAATATAACAAGCCAAGGTAGAAAGGAAATAATGGACTTTATAAAAATTAAAGCTGCAGTAGACAATTCCGAAGTTAACAAACATTGGTACAAAATAGCTTGTAAGAACGGTATACTAAATCTTGTAACTGGCGAATTAGAAACAGCAAATAAAACAGAATACAATACAACATATATTCCTTTTGCATACAATAACGACCCTGTCGGTTCTCCAAGAATAGACCAATTTATGAAAGACTTAACTAAAGGCGATTTGATGAAGATACGTTTCTTATATCAAATCGCCGGTTATTGTTTACTTAAAAAGAATATATTTGAAAAGTTTTTTATTTTTCAAGGAGAAGGAGGAACAGGCAAATCCACATACATGAATTTGTTACAAAAACTCGTAGGTGGAAATGTTAATACATCACACGTATCGCTTGCATATTTTGACAAGGATTATTATTTAGCCACGCTTGTAGGTAAATTGTTAAACGTTGATGATGACGTTGTAGACGGTCAAGTATTACAAGGGACAGGTAGGTTTAAGTCTATTGTATCAGGTGAAGCTATATCAGTTAGACAAATTTACAGAGAAGTCATAAGTTTTGTTCCTTATGCAACTCTTGTATTTTCTTGTAATAGACTTCCAAGAATTATGGATAAAACAAGCGGTCTGTACAGAAGGCTTATTCTTGTAGAACTTAATAACAAGGTTGAGAAACCGGACCCGTTATTTATAAATAGGCTTACTGACATAGATATGGAATATTTTTTATTTAAGTCGGTAGAAGCTATAAAAACTGCAATAGAGGAAGGTCACTTTACAATAAACACAAGTGAAAATGAACTGTTACTTAAATTTCAACGTAGACAAAGTGCTTTCAGTGAATGGATATACGAGAACGACATACGTCTTTCTGATATACATAATAAAGCAATAACTCCTTTGTATGCACAATTTAAGGACTGGTGTGCTAATGCAGGTTACAATAAGGTACCTTCTTTGTATTCTTACAAGGAAGATATTTGTGCAACATACAATGTTGAAGTTGACATGTTTGAAGAGAATGGAAGATTAAAACGTCAAATGTTTGTGAGACGTGGCAAGTTAGATTTGGATTATAAACCGTTTTAGAGGTGACATATGAAATTAAGATTTTTTGACTTTGAGGTATTTCCTAATTGGTGGTGCTGTACTTTTGGTGATTTACCAGATGATAGAAAAATTACAGAAGATTTGAAAAACAATTTTAGAGTAGTAACTTCCGATGATTACAATGCAAGAGATAGTTTACTTCGCGAGATGAAGGAACCTGACATAGTAGTTGTAGGTTATAATATTAAAAGTTATGACCTTGTAATTGCAAATGCAATATATCAAGGATTTACACCAGAACAAGTAAAGATAGTAAATGACTTAATAATAAATCCAGGTTGTGCATGGGATACAAAGGAACATATAAGATTGCAATCATTTGCTAAAAAGAAACTGTATGGAGTAGTATATCAAGATTTGTTTGACGACAACGACGGTTCATTAAAGGAAAAAGAAGCAATCTTAGGACTTAATATTCTTGAAAGTTCAGTTCCGTTTGACAAAGAAGATTTAACAGAATTTGATAAGGAAGATGTAATTGTATACAATAAACATGACGTATTTGCAAGTATGTATTACTTTGTAGTAGTCATGGAAGGTTATGTTAAAAATAAACTTGTAATAGGTAAAAAGTTTAACATACCTGAAAACGAATGTTATATGTGTACAAATGCAAAACTAGTTGCAAAAGCATTAGGTGCAAAAAGAACTGAATTTGCAGATGAGGAAAAGGTAGATATAGATTTACCGGAAAAGATAGTTCCTTATTGTAACGAGAATTTGCCTTCAAAAGTACTTGAACAAATTCGTACAAGTACAAAAGGTTTATCGATAAAGTTGTTTAACAATGATGTTGACTTTGGCAATGGTGGTATACATAGCGTATATGCAAATAACTTATACGTTGAAGCTGACGATGAGTATATACTTATGAACAAAGACGCAGCATCATATTATCCATCAATGCTTATACAATTTGCATGTTTAAGTAGAGCAGTTACAGACCCGTCCGTTTTCAAAAATATTTACGACGAACGTATTTATCTTAAACATAAACCTGATAAAACACAAGAGGAAGAAGATTTTCAACTTGCAAACAAGTTAGTATTAAATACAACTTTCGGTGCATCAGGTAATAAATATCTTGACCTTTATGACCCGTATCAATGCACAAGATGTTGTAGAGTTGGTCAAATATTCTTAGCATCTCTTGCATGTAAAATGGTAAAAGGTATACCTAACTTACAAGTAATTCAAACCAATACGGATGGTATACTTGTTTACTTTCCTCGTAAGTACAAATATCTTGTAGATGAGATGGGACAAGAATGGTCAAACGTTTCTGGTATAAACATGGAAGATGACGTAGTTGAAAAAATATGGCAACGAGATGTTAATAATTATCTTCTTGTAAAAGAAGGTGGAAAGATTAAACGTAAAGGTTTATGGCTAATGGAAACATGGACTAAACCGGGTTACTTCTTAATATCTCCACTTACGGCATATGTATCACAAAAGGCAGCTATAAAATATCTTGTAGATGGAGTCGACCCTGTTGAAACTATTATACTCGACGATGACTTACTTGACTTTTGTATGACTTGCAAGAAAGGTCCTACTTACAGAGGGGTAGTACAAAAATTTTCAGACGGTCATGAAGAAACATTGTTCAAATGTAATCGGATAATAGCAACAACGGATACAAAGAAAGGAATGTTATACAAGATAAAAATGTACAAAGGTAATATTCAGTATACGAAAATGCCAAATATTCCTGAACATTGTCAAACAATGAACGATGATTTAAGTACGTATAATTTTAGAGAAGTACAAAGATATTTAGATTACAAATTTTACATCATGAGGACTATGGATTTGTTAAACATTCCTTGGAGACAATTGGCAGGAGATACAACTTACGAAATTCATAAATTTGATTATGATTAATAAAATCATCTAAAATCGATATATGATAATTTTAATATATAATAGAAAAGAGATAATAAATCAATCGATAAATTATATATCTAAAATTTATTATATATTAAAATTGATATAAAAGGAGAAACAACTATGACTATATTTACAGATGCTTTTATTCCTTACGAATTTAAGGACAAAAGAAAGGCCTACGAATATGTCGTAAGCCGTTGTGCAGGTATTCATAAGTCATTAAAGTTAATTGAATTAGATGATGAACATTTAGTAGTTAAATGTCCTATATCAACGGAAGAGCTTGACATTACCGGCGATACAAATGACATAAATTGGCTTCATGCCGAATTGACTCGCCGGCAATGGTATAGAAGTTAGTTAAATCCTTCCTTCTTTTTATTAGCTTTATAGACATTGTTTATGCCAAGTTTACGAAGTATTTGATACTCGTTACTATTGGCATAATATTTACCTCCATTAGATGTATAAATGAATATCTTGGCATACTTAGCGTTATCAGTCATTATACTACTGATAGCGCTTTTTCTTTGTTCGGTTGACATATTAAGATACGTCAACTCTACAAAGTTTCCATTTTCGTCTCTTACTCGGTATTTCTTTTTACCTGCCATAAGTTCAGCAAGACTGTCTTTGTTAAGTTCACCATAATATTTGTTAAGTTTAGCTACATCAGAAGCAGATAAGTTACCTATGTCACTGTATCTGCCAGTAAGTTCACCTTTCTTAACACCTACCGCAATAGCTTGTTTCTCAACATCAGATACGTCATAAGGATAAATGTCAACAGGGCCAAGTCTATTAAGGAAGTTTACTAACCAGTTAAGTTTATATTTGGATTTAACTTCGCCTGTATACGGGTCGTATTTCTTAGGAAGTGCATAAGCAAGTCCAGGGATAGCTTGAACTCCAAAACGTTCAATAGCATTCATTATGCCACCGCTATACTTTATCTGGTGTGTATAAAGCATACTGTTAAAAGTTTTAATAGCATTCGGTATATACATAGAAAGCATATCATTAGTTTGATTTACTAACCAGTCTCCAAAGCTATCAGTTCCTTCAAACATGCTATATACATCGTTAAACGAACTGTCGTTAAACAATTGAGTTATTGTAGATGTAATGGAATTACCAATTCTATCCCACACGGAACTGTCATCATTGCTCATAAACGGACTCGCAATAGCCATACCTATGAGAATACCTTGTGAGCCAAAGATGTCACTTATATCTACATAGAAGTTAGTACCTATACGGATTTTAAGTTTGTCATCTTTTTCGTCTATTCCTGCAACTCCACTAAATCCTAACAACAAACCTATACCTAAACCTATGGAACCGATTATACCTTTACCTATGTTTCTTGTAGCCATGTAAGTTGCAAAACGAGAGTCAGGAAGTATCTCACCTTTAGCACGTCTATTGTCTATGTCAATAATCGTGTTTTCAAGTTTTGCCATTTGTATAATGCCTTTTGCAAGACCTATAGGAGTATAATTAAGTCCTTCCATAAACCAGTTCCATGATGCTGATGCAAAGGGAAGTAACTGTTTGTATATAAAGTAACCTTTATCACCTGCCTTTCTATGTATAATACCTTCAATACTATTAAACACATTCGTTTTATGCATGTAATCCCATGCTGCCATAGAATATGCATTTGCAATGTATTTGAGAACTCTCGGAGAACGTCCTTGTGCAAGAGGAACATTATCTTCCACAAGCATTTTTTGCAAATACCTCTTTGTAGCTTTCTTTATCCAAGGGTCATCACTAAGCAACTTAAATACAAATTGTGAAGTCTGATTAAGTATTTGTGATACTTTTTTATTAAACTTTTTGTCACTCTTTGTATCAAAAGCGTGTTCTCCGTAAACTCTGGCAATTATGTTTCTTGCAATCATTTCAGTTATAATATCCGTGCTTGATTTGCCAGGAGTCATTTTACGTACGTCGTATTTGTTAAGTCCATCGGAAATAGCATCAAAGAAACTTACTTCAACAATATTACCATTCTTGTCAGTTCTTGTATAATACGTACTGTCAAGCATGTTATCTACAAAGGTCTTGTACTCAGGAGGAACCTTAGTACCCACTATTTTGTACTGTTGAACTATTTCTTTTTTAGCAAACTTTTTAACAAAGAAGTTACCTATAGCTGCGGCTACCTTATTTCCTTTATCTACAATTATGTTAGATACAATATTTCTAACCATTGTACCAGGACCGCTAAGCATTGCTAAACGTTGGAATTTCCACAATTTGTCAAAGAAGCTATCCGGATTTTTAGCATGCTGTTCTAATGCTTTTGTTTCAAGATTTTTAATAGCTGCATTTATAGATTTACGTTTATGTTCCAGACGTTCCTTTTTAGTCATAGGTTTACCAAAAATAGGATTGTCCGGATTGTCATCACTAACCTCAATGTTTAATGCAGATGTAAGTTGGTCAAGGTCTGCTTCCTTAAATTCTATATCACTTGACCTTGCTAACGCAGCTACAATTTGTTTATTGGGATTAGCAATCTTCATAGCGGAACGCCAGTTAGACAAAGTAGTTGCAGAACTTGAAGCCATAGTATTAAGCAACTTGTTTATTGTTTCTATTTGTTGTTCGCTAAGTGTAATGGAACCTTCTCTGTTTTGTTGTAAGAAGTATGACAATATAAACATCTCAAACGAGTCGTATTTACGAACGTCGTTTCTCGATATGTTTGCACCGATTATTTCACTATGTGCATAAAATTCAACAATCTCGTCAACGTCAGATTGAGTCATGCTGTTAAAATTGTCAGCATTTTGTTGGAAGAATTGTTCCATGTTAGTCACCATGTTTACTTCTTCCGAACCTTCAAGTTGAACTTCTGATTTTGCAAAAGTATCAAAAGACGTATCAAGTATTTCGTCAAGCTTTGAAGGAACATCTCTGTCAGCATTTATTGTAAATTCGTAATCGGTAGCATATTTTACATCTTTTACTTTCTCGTATTTAAGTTTTAATCTGTCGTATTTATTTTTGATGTTTTTGTTTTGTTTAGTAAGTTTTGTAACTTTATTAAACAAACTCTTAGCAAGTCTATTTGTAAATACGCCACGTCTTACTTCTTTTGCAATAGATTTTAAGTTATCTTCAAGCTCTAAAAGTTTTTGTTTACTTTTACCTTTGTACAAATTAGGATTTATTTCGCCATTTTCAGTAAATATATCTGGATTAGCTTTAACAAATCTCTTCATATCGTTTGTAGAAAGATTGTTTCTAATGGATTTATTTACTATACGTTTAATATTTGCAACTACACTCTTTCGAGCTCTTACAATATTTTTATTATTTTTAACAGCTTCGACATATACGTCGTTATCCGATACTTCTGCATATCTTGTTGCTATTAACATATTATCAAGCTGTTCAGGAGACATATCTTCAACTTGTTCCTTTATGTTAAGCATAAGTTGAGTAACTTTTAAACGAGTCATATTTTTAACGTCAGGATTTTCATATATCTCTGTACGATAACGATACTGAACTATCTCGTCAATTTTATCCTGATTACTTAAACGTCCAAGAACGTCGTCAAAAGCATCTTGTGCAGAGTCATCTTTCAAAGTATCATCTAATGTAATATCTTCGCCGGTTTGAGCTTCTGTACTTGTTTCTTTAACCTGTCCAGGAGTAAGATATTTAGCATGTTCAGTATAAGGAGTTTTAGCAAGCCATCTTGCAATACCTGCAACATGAGCTGCGGACTCTATTGTACCATCAAAATCCTTCATGAACAGCAATCTCATATTGTTACGGTCAATTTCAAGTTGTTTGTAACCTTGGAAGTTTTCAAACTTACTATAAATTTCCTCGTAACGTTTATTCCATTCAGGTCTACTTTGTATTGTTTTTAACAACTCGTTAAATTTATCTGGACTTATACGTTTTTGAGAAAGGTCCTCTTTACCAAGCAATTTCAAAATTATAGATACTGCATAGTATTTATCAGCGTTAATTTCAGAGTATTTTACAAGTTGCTTAAAGTTTTTAATTGCAGTGTTTTCAAAGAAATGTTTATTTATAAGGTTGAAAGTATAATCGTTCATAACTTTTGCAGTACGAACATACTCATACAATTTATGGACATTTAACGTACCGGCTTCCGAACCGCCAATCATTTTCCACAAAGACTTGTTAAGTTGAGCAGGGTCTGCTTCCTTTACAAAATCTTGTATACGAACGTCCATCTGTATAGGCTTATTCTTACGTACAAAGTATTCCAAGTTAGTACCTTCAGCTTCCTTATTACTTACATATCTTGTACCTGCACTCGGTTGTTTGACTGCATTAGCATATATTCTATCCTTGTTTTTATTGTACCAATAGTTTAATTCTATTAATGCATTTTCTGTTGTTACTACGTTATTATGTTCTCCATCTTCAAAGTAATATTCACCGCCTTCTTTGTTATCCACAATTAAGTCTTTTGTATATGTGTCTAACGGTGTAATTACTCTAACTACGGCGTCTTTTGAAAGTTCTTTTACCTTAGAAATAGCATACTCATATGCAGCTTCATTGATGCCTTGTGTAATGTTTATTGTATAATAATTGTCATTATTTTTGCTTACTACAATAGTATTAGCTTCAAGATAACGACGTTGAGCTGCAGACATGTTACTGTTTTTAGTAAATGTAGTTCTAAGTTTATCTACAATAGACGGATTTACGTACTCATCAGAGTATACAATATTTCCATTAGGGAACATTATTTCAGTTTTAGTATTTGTAGTTCTTTCCTTTGTAGTTTTTAAGTTTTCTGCTACAAAGTTCTCATAACTATCAACGTCATTGTCAAACGTATAGTTATCAGTATCACCTTTATACGTTCTATATTTAGAGTCAACTTTGAACTCTATATCCTCGATTGTACCTTTTGTAGTTAAAGCATTTTTCCTGAGATAGGACGGTTTTACAAATACTTCTGTACCTTTATCATCAACATAGCCAAGAAGTTCCTTAGGCTTTATTGTACCTGCAAAAATGTAAAACTCTGTACCGGGTTTATAGTTCTCTTCCAAGTAATTAAGTAACGTATTATATCTCCAAGTTTCATCAGTCTCTTGGTCACCTAATATACAAGATACAAAAGGTGAGTCATACAATTTGTCAGTATCTTGTATTCTAAGGAAAGGAACGTCCATTTCCAAGAAAGTTTCATACGGAACAGTAGGTGCAAGATTTGACCATAATTTTCTGATAGACAGTTCACGTATTTCCGAGTCGGAAAACAATTTAGCCATTTGTTCACGTTGAACTTTAACATCTACTTTTTCTCCATGAGTAGCTATATCGTTGCCTAACCAACGTTGAACTACAGTAGTTTTCATTATCTTGCTTCTAAACTCAGAGTTAATTTCAAAACGTTCACTTACAGGTAAATTATAATTGTAGTTAACATAGCGATAACGCCAGTCTAATGTATCCTCTTGAGGTACAAGTTCATATTGCAGTTTATTTATTTCGTCTACTACAGGATAAGCATCCATAGTTCCTTCATAACCACTAATTTTATATTTTGTACCCCAAGGCATTATAAGAAATACACCTTTGGAATTATTTTGTATTATAGTAGGATAGAAGTCATTAAGTTCAGTACCTTCCAAACCGTATGCTTGTGCTTCGCCCGAAGTTTCATAAATAAACATTTGTGCACGATTAAGTTCATCATAACTTCCTTTTTTAATATTGTTAAAAAACTCAGGTCTATGATTACGTATATCTGCAATAATTCTTTGCTTTTGTGTTTTAGAGATGTTTGATTTTTCAAGGAAATTATAATCGAAACCTCCGTTAAAGTCATTTTCAACTTGAATAGCGTGTTGAAATTCATGCAATAACAAAAATCTTAATTGCTTACTATCGGTTACATTCCTATCAATATATATAACATTATCATACGGGTCATAATAATTCTTATCGGAAAGAGCTACTTTCGTATCTTTAAGTAAACCTACAAGATATTCCGGCTTTATAAATTTAGATATGCTTGTAAATCTATTGTTCAAAATGCTTGATACACTTATGGATTTATCTACAAGAAGGTCTAAAGCCGGAGCTACATCTACAAGTACATATTGACCGTTTTCGTCAAGTACTATACTTACTGTTCCTGTATCTCTCATAAACTTATCACGCAAATACAAAAATGTATCTCTCGGAGTAGGATTAAAATGTTTACTTAACATTTCGTTTTTAGTATTTTCGTTAAGTAAAGACGGGTCGTGAATTATGTCATTTATTGTAACGTAAGCTTTCGATGCCGTATCAAGTGAATTATCAAGCAAAGGATTAATTAATTTTCTTGCAAGTTTACGTCTTTCGCCCGTAACTATTGTCCTATCGAGTTCACTACGATAAACTGAAGCACGATTGTTTGCAAAATTAATATACCCTTTTTCTGCTTCTAAAGGTCCACTTTCCTTTATAAGAACCCGCCTATTAGCATACTCAAAAGTGTACAAACCCCACGTATAGTTATTAAAAGACTTTTTGTAATAAGCCATCGTAGTTTCTGCATTAAATTCACCCTCCTGCTCAGCAATAATTTCTTGTAAATCCGGGTCAATAACAGGTGCTGTAAGAGTATCTATTGTTAAACCTGCAGATTTAGCCCACTCGTTCCATTGACAATTAGGCAACGTATCGTTAGGCAAATACGTACGTCCGTCATAAGGACTTAAAAATACATTTTTGTAATGATTGTCTATTGCCATTACGGCAGAATGTCTAATGGACTCTTTTGTAGATTTTAAGTTTTCAAGTATTTTCTTTTTAACGTCTTTTGTAACAGGTAATGAATTTACAGTAGAATTGAGTACATTCCAATCATCTTCCGTAAGTTTATTACCTTTTATTACACGACCTGCTAAATCTTTACTGTATCTCTTTTCACGTATAAAATCCTTTTGTTTATCAGTTAAAATTGAAAGGTTTTCGTAACGTGCATACTGTTGATTTACAAGATAGTTTATCAATGAAACTTGCATTGACTTACGAGCATCAGTTACTCGTTTCTTGTAAATACTGTCTCTAACTGTTTTAGGAACTATTGCTTTTTCAATATCCATCAGCGACGACAAGAACTGATACATGTCCTGATTAGCAGTACTAAGCATTATACGGAAAAACGAGTCATTGAAGAACAAATTCATTATAGCAACGTCCATAGTTGCATTAGCATCATTTGCAACTTTACGATACGTTTCAAGGACACGTTTAAGTTGAGACTGGAAAGCTTTACCTTCCTTAACTCCTTGTACAAGTTTCTGTTCAGCTTCAGTACGTAATATTGTAGCAGCATCTGCAGCATTGAGATAATTGACAGGAACAAACATAATATTGTCGTCTGTTACAATAGTCTCTCCGTCGGAAGTGACAACGACCCTGTCTACATTTTCCGTCATATCAAAAATCTTTTGTATTTCTTCGGATAACTTATCGCCGCCTTCAATCTTTTCCGATTTAATATCTTCCTTTGTATATACTTTCTCAATATTAGTTACTTTGGCATCAGCAAGCTTTTCAGCAATATTATTTCTAAAACTTTCAACGGAATAATATTTTCCAATCATGGAACTATATCGTTCGAGTAAGTCATTTGCAATAGCCTTAAACTTTTCATGAGTAAAGTTAGACTTTATAGAGTAAGCTTGCATTGACTTCAACATTTGCTGAGCTGCTCTAAATTGTTCCTCACCTATTTGTCCGTAATATTCCGACATAGTACGTAATGTAACATAAGCTTGACCGATTACTTGCATTCTCTGCTCATTAGTCAAATTTTTGTCGGAAATAATTTTAGCAACATTACGTCTAAACGAGTCAACGTCGTTGTTTATAATCCAAGAGGAACCTTTACTAAATTTCTTAACTATCGGATTTCCATTCTTGTCGTATTGTATATTGCCATTGCTATCAGTAACGTACTCGTTAGTAGATACTCTTTTTGTAGTTACAAGGTCTATTACAGCACCGCCTATTGCGGATAAGCCACCGAGAATAAAAGCACTTATGGCAGTTTCAAAATCAAAGTTTGCCATCTTGCCAAAGTTCTCGTTTATAGTTCCCATTAAGTTATTTACAATAAATCCAGAATATTCTTGTAATGCTTCTTCCGTACCTTCAAGTAAAAATTCTCGTGCTATTCTCTTTGCTACACTCTTTCCTACGGTATTACCAGTATATCCAAATACTAATTTATCAACGGAAGTCGTACCGAATATGCTGTTCATACCTCTCATTACAAGATACTCAGCAGCTGCACGTCCAGCAGAGTTCAATATAACTTGATACGTAGGTATAGTAGCATATTGAGGGTCTTTGTAAATCTCACGGTAGTTTCCTGCAGCCATACCTGCCCAATACAAGAAGTTAGCAGATTTACTCATACCACTTGCAACTTGTGTAGCAGCTCCTCCGAGTCCGGATATGCCTCCTGCTGCAAGATTTACAAACATTGTAGGTAATGCTTGACCTAATGAACCAAAAAATCCATACAAGAAATTACCTATGCCAGTAAGACTTCCATCTACGTTTCTTGCATAAGTATTTTCAGCTTCCCATTTTTCAATATAATCACGAAAACCTAATGTATCATTTATAACTTCTTTGTCAAACCATTCGTTCCAACCTTTTGAAAAATCACCGGAAGTTGCAAGAGTAGATAAACCGGAAAATGAACCTGCTATACCGGATATTATGTTGTCCAATTGTCCAATAAATCGGTCAGTTAAAGCGGTTCCTGCAACTCCTATTGTATTGATTGTTTTCAAAAAGCCGTTCATTTCATCTTTACGTTTCTGAGCAGCAGCCAACTCAAACTCTCTTTGTTTTCCTGCAGCATATTCTTTGAGGTTCTTTTTGTTCCATTCGTATTCGGACATTTCAACTTCACGATTTTGAAGTACACCTAAGTCGTCATAATAAGACTCAGCATACTTATTAAGTTTTTCACGGTCACCGTAAAGTTCATTGGCAGCGGCAGTCATTTTCATGTCAGCATCTAAGTATTTTGTATTATACTCATTTGCAAAGTTCTGAATGCCACCAAGCTTGTCTGCATCAGAAAGAACAGCTACAAGATTGTTGAGCTGCCCATTACGTGCATATTTAGCCCAGGTGTCATCGCCACCGAGTTCGTTGTACAAAGGTGTGCCCTTGTAAGTTACTCGGGCACGTTCGTACGGGTTAAGGTAGTTACCTTGATAATTAAAAGTTGCCATAAATACTCCTTTACTGCTCCTCGCAGTTATATGAAATATCTTTATTATATATTTCTTTCAAAATCAATCTTGAAAGATTTTAATATATAATAGAAATCAATTTTATCAATCATTGAATAAATATATTGATGAATTTTATTATATCTTAAAATTAATATAAGGTTTTGTTGAAATCTATCTCAGCTTGACGTTTCTTTCTAAGACTATACTGCAACATACTCTGCAAAGCATTGTCAAATACTTCCTTAGACTGTTTAGCTATTTGCTTATTGTAATTAACCATATTTTCATTTGCCTCTTGAGCTTTTATTGCCCCAAGAAATAGACCAATTACTGCACCTCCTATAGTTCCTGCTGCAAATACTCCAGGAGCTGCGACTGCACCTATGCCTGTTGATGCGGCTGCCAAACCTACGGTTCCGCCCATTAATGCACCCGTACCTGCACTCATAACTATTTCGTTGCCTAACACGCCTAACGTCGACCAGTTAATATCCGACTCACTCTTTGCATTAGCTAACATATTTGAAAGTTTATCTCCAAATTCAGCTAAACTCATACCTGTTTCTGCTTCAAAGTCAGCATCAATACCTAAGTCTTCTGCCATCTTTGACAAGTCTCCAAACATGTTATTCACTGATTTTACAATATCTTTGCTATCATAACCGTCGTCATTGTTAATCGCGTCTACAAGTTGCTGAGAACTTTCTTGGAAACTTGAGTACAAGTTGTTTATCTCTTTTTCACTCATGCCACCAAATCTTTCAGCAAAGCTATACAAATAGTCGGTAGACATACGACCTGTCATTGTCTTAAATGTACCAGCATTAGTTCCTGCGTCAGTATAGTCGTAAGGATTGTAAGAATTGGCCCAATCAAGTAAATCAGGATTAGTATCGGACAAGTATTCACCAAAACTGTAGCCACCTTCAGTAGCCATAGCATTTTCTATTTGGTCATAGAAATCAACACCTTTTAACGTAAGGTTATCTTGGTCATCTACAAAGCCAGTCCAATCTTTGCCTACAAGATTGCCTTCATCATCAAGTACTTCGTCATACGATGCATTGAATAGCTCGTCTCTTGCTTTAAGTCTACGTTCACCTAACACAGGATTGCCTTCCTCGTCATACAAGAGCTCACCTGTTTCCTCATCACGAAGCTGGTCTTGTGTAGTATATCTGGACCAAAGTTCAGTATCAAACAAAGTGTTTTCTCCGTTCTCGTATCTTTCCCAAAGTTCTTGTAAGTAGTCCATGTGAGCTTTGTCATAAGCTGCAGTATACTCACCTTGCTCTGCAAAAGCATTTTCTACTACCTGATTAGATTGACTATAACTTTCTTGTATCGAAGCTGTGCCTTCTTGCAAAGAGTTCATGTAGCTATTATAAGCATCTTGTAATTCAAGTTCATTATCTTGTAACAAGTTAGTTCTACCTTGTCCTACTGCACCACTGTTTATTATTGCATTTTGATTTTTCAAATACGATACATAAGCATCAGCAGTAGCAGTATTATAAGATTTAAGTAACTCGTTTTCAGCAGCTAATGCAGAATTAGCATTTTGTGAGAGCAAATCGTTCCATACATTTTGTCTATTGTATGACTCATTATACTGTTTAAGTTGTTTTGTAGCAGAGTCTGCTGTTAAAATAGTTCCGTATGCCATTATCTCACCTTCTCAGTTATTCTATATTTTATAGCTATGTTTGGAGTTACAAGAGGCTTAGGATATTTGTCCGTAGCATCGTTGGATATTCCAAACTGAAAAGCATTTGTTTTAATAAAATTAACTCGTTTAATCATAGTCGTAAGTTCATTTATATTATACTCAACTGTATCAGTATCGGAAGGATTATACAAATTACGATAGTTTTTGAAAAACATTTTGAAACGTAACTCTCTCCCTTCTTGCGATGTAAATATAGATAAACTACGTATATGTTTATAATTATTAGGTGCATCAAAATGAAGCATTTGTGTTACAAAGGACCAATTGAAAGCATGTAAATCATTGTCATATACTGTAAGTTCATTGAACCTAAACCTATACATATTGTTGTCGGAACAAATGGCATAAAGTTCTTCATCTAACATTATAAGTTTAGTAACATTATAAGGTAAAGTCCAAGGCCACCAAGATGAAGTACGTATATCAAATACAAGTAACTTATTGTAATCTTTTCTATACAGGATAAGCCAATCTTTGTACTGATACATCTTTATAGGTTCTACTGCAAATTGATAGTATTCTGTAAGTATTGACTCCGTAAGATAATTGTAAACTTGTTCAGTACTCTGTACGAAGTCTTTATATGTAAGTCCACTTAAACCTTTCAACGTTGATACAAAGATTGTTGAACCATCGTAACTTACAAGAACGTCTGCGCCATCTCTGTTTCCTAACTGTAACTTAGTTTTTGCTGATAAATATACTTTGTATCCATTTACATCATTATCATATTGTAATTCGTAAACGGAATTTTCTAAAAATACACCTAAGGAAGTTTGTGAAAAGTTAGCGAATGCAGTAACTTTACCAGGATATTCTATCTTTGCAGACTCAGGAACATATATAAAGTCACCTTGTATAATACCTAATTTATTAACATCTCCCACATCTACTTTTTGTGATGTATAAACATAATTATCAAAGGATATAGTAGTAACCATAAATTCGTTTGACAAATAAGGTATTATGTAATTTATTTCTCCCTCAGTAGTGTAGTCTATTGTAATTATACCGTCATACTGATTTGTATAAACATAATCATTATAATACCACGTAAACAACTCACCGTTCATATAAACCGGAAGGTCTATGCCTGTAATAAACATATACTTTATAGTTACTTCATTGTAATATACAAAGTATTCAGTCATGAAATTGTCGGAATTATATGCTAATACAAATTTAGTTGCGGTTTTATCAGGTATGGATATATTTTTTCTGTTTACGTCAGTATTATCCGGTACAAAAGGAACTGTACCTCGATTATCTACATATGAACTGGAAGGAGTTTCAGGATAGGTAAACGTATCAGTATATATTGAAGCGTCGTAAGGAACTTCTTCTTTCCATGCAAATTTGTAAATAAGTAATTTTTGTTCATACAATATACGATAAGTATTGTCAGTTTGACTTAATGATACATTAACGTCAGCTTTATAGTATTTTGTGTCCGTTCCGGATATAGGAAACGAATGTTCTACAAGATATGGCATCGGTGATATAAAATATACTACGTTATCATTACTTCCAACTTTACTTCTATCTGAGCCGAACTTTCTATACAAATTAAGACTTTGGTCAAGTAAAAAGAAATAACAATCATAAGAACTGCTTATAGTTTTTGCAAAAACTATCATAGGTACTTTGTCACGTTGCTCGGACAAATACCTTATCTTATTTGCATAGTCTTTTTTCAACGGAGTTGTTACAAAGTCATAGTTTATTATATCATTACTTTTAATTAATGTTACAAAATAATTGCCTTCGGCACCTCCAATATCTATTGAACCGCTTGTATTTGCGCCATTATTGTTAGTAATGTAACCAGTTATATCAAACCTAATAGGAAGTATATATGCAACGTTTCCTGTTCCTGTCGAATAACCAAAAGGATTTGCATAGTATGGAGAATATATTTTGTCATCTATTATAGTCTTACCAGGTCTATATACTGTAGTATACATGACGTATTTGCTATTTTTTATTTTCTTAGCATACCAATAATTGTAAGTCTTGTCTCTAAGCCAAATTTGTTCACTTGACCAATCTTGTGATACATAGTCCGATGTAGTAGTTATTGTACTTTTTGAATACAAATTTACATAATAGCATAACTCACCTTCATCATATGTAACGTCACCTATAATGTATACGGTATTTGCATCGTCTGAAAGGACAGGTATCTGATTTGCTGTAGCAAGCTCAGGAAAGTTATCTTTCAAGAATATTGCACCGTTTATACTTATGTAATATTCTAACGTATCATATTTGTAAGCTACAAAAATATTAGTTCCTGCGGAATTTTGCCGAGATATAATAACATCAACGTCAGTAATAGTTCCGAAACGTTTGTAAAATACTTTGTCATTATACTCTTGAAATACAATATCGTGATACGTTGTGTCTCCAATAGTTACATCGACTTTCTCTCCTATAATATCTGAATGTATTGTATCTTTTCCGTATTCAAACAAGTATCTTGTAACGTATGACGATGTAAACAAGTTAGGAGACTCGTTTTCCACAGTTTCTGTTCCAGATACAATTTTTGTAATAGGTGCATATACTGCTCCGGAACCTTGAAATACAAGAGGGTAGTCGTACTTATCAAAACGTATACTATAAATATTATTTTCCGTAAATACAGCGTAGCCGGAATTAAACCAGCATACGTGTACCTTTTCAGAAGCTTCAAGAGTTTTTAAGTTCTTTGAACCTTCAAAAGTATATTCAAATAAAACGTAATATTTATCGTCCTCTGTATCTTGTACGTGATAAAATACTCGCTCGTTTATTTTTACAATATCGAGTATTACGTATTTACTATCGAATACAAGAATTTGTTTAACAGTAGGACGAGTAGACAACTCGTTGTTTTGGTCTACATACATATTTTCTACTTCGGAAAAAGTACGTTGGTCAATTCCTACGTAATTCTTGTTAGTACAAAGACCGTGAAACTCTACAAAGTTGTCATACTTCTCATTTAAGTTATTTATATTTACAGATAAGACGTTACGTCTAACAGTTCTTGCCATTACCAATCACCTCTGCCGTTAAATTCCTTATTTGTAAAGTACTCGTTTTCATCTATTCTTGCAATCATCATCTCAAACTCATTGCGATAAATGGAAGATTTCTGCTCGTCGTCAATCTTAAAAAGTTGACTTGCAATGTATGAAGGCAAGCATTCTACAATATCGTCCGGTATGTCAAGTTCCACGGAGTCATCAGTGGTAGGTTCAAACGTAAACCATTTAGCTTTATAAGGAAATCTGTACATTCCTTCACGTTTGAACAAGATTGATTTATAACCTATTGTAGTAAAGTCTTTGTCACTCGCTTCCTTTACATGTTCATTGTACATAAAATCATGTGATATTTTGTATACAGGTTCATCAGACCATGCAAAGTAGTCATCTGGCATAGTTACATTTTGACCGATGTATGTATATGAATTATATAATTCTAACGCCTTAAGCTGAACATCGCTCATTGTACTTTTATCGCAAGGTTGATTTACAAGAAACCTTAAATCGTCATAAGGAAGCATTTCTCGTTTAATATAAGCTATGACTTTGTCGGTGTCTTTGACAGTAAAGTCAATATACTTAGTCTTAGCTTTTACACCGGAAGTAATTTGTGTCAAGGCCTCGTTTGCATAGTATGGCATTTTATTTACTAATCCAAGCTCTATTGCCTGATTAGCAGTCATGTCCATTTTTGCAAGAGTTGCCTCTTTAACGTAACCCCATGTATACATATTATATCACCTCTATTTTAATAATCAATAAATCAATTAAAATCGACCTTTGATGATTTTAATATATAATAGAGATTAATTTTATTAATCATTGAATAATCTATTGATTGAAATTTATTATATATTAAAATCATCAAAGGTGTAAATATAAAAAGAGCCAGCCGACAACAGCCGGCCGGCTCCATTTACACCGATTGACTTTTAAGTTTATTCGCCTGCCTTAGTCGTTACCGTACCATCAACCTTCGTCGTTACCGTATTAACAACCTGTACAGGTTTAACAATAGTAGCAAGAGGAGTGATTTCAGTAAACGTATCCCGGTCGTCCCACTTGTCGGAGGAACCAGCGGGAGTTCCGAGATATACGTAAGCGACACCTCTCCACGTAGCAACGTTAATATCGAAACGCTGTCTACCGTCATAAATGATACCGGCAGGTCTCTTCTGTTCAAATACGTTCAACGTAAATGCAATACGTTCAGTAAATTCAAGACCGTGGTTCTGAGCATTGTATGCTCTATCGATAATAAGGAAACCAAGTCCATTCTTAAACTGAGGAATTACGTTGAGATAAGGAGTATATTCAACAGTTGCTGCCTGATATGCAGGGTTCTTATACAAAGACTCACCTGCTTTGAACATATCCATTTCCAAAGCCGTTTTAAGTGCAGCTTTAAGATGGCCGTTGTTCGCAATTACAATAGTCTTAGCATCGGTTACACCAGCAAACTTGTTGTTGTCATCTTTGAGGTTTTCCATATAAGTAATAACTTCATTAATAACATCTGCAAGTTTAGCAATTCTCGCCGGGTCATCGCCAGTAATATCGATGTCTGCATAGAATTTATTAGACTGATAATTAACTTTAATGTCATCAGCACTCATATCGTCCCGTTTTACAATAGTGTGTTTATTGTAGAACAGCGGGTTCTTTACACCGTCGATAGTACCATCAACCGTATCTGCTGACATAAGTTTAAGTTTGGATTTACCATCTTTTTCAGTACCCCAAACAACTTCTTCACCGAAGCCACCGGACAAAGCAGCCATTGCATATTCTACAAGGTCACCGTGCCATCTGCGGGTAAATGCGTCAGCATCGTCTTTTGCACGTCCGAGTTCTCTATCTTCAAGAGTCTGTTTAGTAATAATAAACGAACCCTGGAAAGTTCTCGTACGATACGTAGCAGCAAATCCTTCAGCCGTGTTAAAGATAGGGCCAATAGCATAGTCGTTAGTCTCTGCAAAAGCCTTACCAAAGCCGATGCTGCTCGTAAAAGTTTTCTGGAACTGGTCAATGCTTGTACGATTGTAAATCATGTCGATGGGATTTTTCTTTTCCCACTCTTCCTGTCGTCTCGTAATCATTTCATTGAGAGGTTCACGGAGAATGTTATAATCGGAACGAAGTTTGAGAGCTTCGTCAATATTAATAATCATACCCATATTGTATTACCTCCTTAGGAATGGTCGCTGCCATCTGCAGCAGGAACAATATCGTCCCAGTTCGTAATCTTAAACAGTGCGACATGTTTCCAAGTCGTAGTTTTACTAGTAGGTGCCTGAGTAACGGTACCTTTAACCGTAGGGTCATACCGATAATCTCTGTTTTCAACGGGAACATGACCATAAGCAAGAGTCATATCAGACTGTGCTACAATGTGAGTAGCCTGTCTGCCATTAACCTGCGTTGCGGTTGCTTTGGTCATATAACCCTGGACAGTATCGGTTTCGTTTGTCACTACAACGAAGTCACCAACTTTGCAGTCATTAACGACATCAATGTCGAGATAAACTTCACGTTGCAGGTAAGCGGTAAGAAATCCTGCCATAATTATATCTCCTTAAATTTTTTATTGAGCTCTTCGTCCGTAATATTAGGATTAAACAGCCGCCATACTGCTCGTTCTTCTTCGTTTAACGGACGTCTATTTGTAGGAACGCCAGGAGAACCGCCTGGAGTCTGCAAGTGAGAAGTCGTTCCTTTGGATGCTGCAGATTTAGCTTTCAAAATAAGTTCTTCGCCATGTAATGCAATGTAAGATTTTTTAAGTGACCCTGTTTTTCTCCAATCTTCAATAACGTCCTTTGGAATATCATTTACGGAGGTATAATTTGTGCCTACAAGGTCGTTAATCTCTTTGAGTTCTTTTGAAGCAAATTCATTAACCTTAGCTTTACGAAGTTCTTCAAGCTCCTGCATGCGAGGGTCCTTGGAAAGTCGTTCCTCAACAAGCTTTTCTACAATAGGACTAACCTGCTCGGGGTCAAGTCCTTGTTCTTCCAGCATCTTCTTTTCCTTAGATTTCTGCAACTCTTCATAAGAAGCATATCCAAGCGATGCTGCTATTTCTTGTCTTGCTTCTTTGAGAGCTTTCTCCTTTTCCTCTTTAAGCCTTCTTGCAAACGCCTGCGTTTTGGTTACGTCTTCAACATTTGTTTCAGTCTTAGTAGGTTCGTTCGGTGGAGTTTCCGGAGGATTTTTGTTACCTTCCGCAGGCGGTGTTTCCTGCCCTTCTTCCTTAAAGAGTTCCTCTAACTCTTCCATGGAAAATTCGTTAGCACCTTTTGACATGTAATTTTATTCCTTTGGCTTATTTTGTACGATTTTCGGTCGCCAACCGTTTAGCTGTACATAAATATTCTATATAATAATGATAGAAAATATTCCTATAAGTTAAGTAATTTCTATTATACCTTGTTGCTTTTCTTCTACTTTTTCCACAATAGGCTTAGGTTCTTCTACAAAGACTTTATGTTCAACATACGGTTCTTCGGAAGGTGGAGTATCACGCCATTCTTCAAGCATTTCCGAAACTTCTTCTGCAATAGAAAGTTTTACTTTAGCTGCTTTAGCACCGGACATAGCTCCAAAAAATAATGACGTAAACAATATAGCAACATTTATAAGCAATGTCAATGCTGCAGACTCAAATTCGCCTTTTACAAAGTTGACTGCGATGGATGCTGCAAATAACGTGCTTAATGCAGAGGTTATTAACTTTTTGACACGTCCAACGGAATGCATTCTTTCTGCCTTGTGAACGTCAAGTTTCATGCTATCGCTACCTGATACGGATAATACATACAATAAATCCTTGGGAGTTCTTATACCTGATTTAGGATAATTGTGATGTTTTATTTTATGTATTAAAAGTTTATGGTCATGACCTTTGTAAGGTTCAGTTCGTATACTTTCTATACTTCTACCTGTTATGTCCTCTACATCAGTTTCCCACGTCTTTACAAAATTGATATTGTATTGACGGATATGATTTTGTAACTCATTATACTTCCAACCTCTTCTTGCATGATAATATCGCCTGTGTACGGAATATTCTTTATTTGTTCTATCCTGAAACAAAGACTTCTCATACGTACTTGTATACCAGCTATCCCATACTACCCAGTTTAGTACAAGAGCTACAAGAGAAATCATACTTATGCTTCGTAAGCTCGGTTTAATCTCAAAGCTATCTACAAAGGATAAGTAAGAAAGTATTGCCAACGAAACGAGGAACACAATTTGTGTTCCCCATCTTATTATGTTGGATACAATTTTTTGTGTAGAAAACTCACTCGTTGCTTTCTTCACTGTTATTGTCCTCCTGTTCATCTTCGTAAACTCCAGCACAATAACAAATTGCTTTGAATATCATAGCTGAAAATACAAAGATTAAAATTAAAGTTATTGCACCTTTGAAAGCTATTAAGCCATCTACGAGAGCATTTACAAATAGATATACAAGGATAAGAGAAAGTAAAACTACTATTGCATTATATGCATACAATATCATCTTGCACCTTCTCCACTTTGCTTCAATAAGTTTTTCATCTCCGTTAGCTACTGAATAATCATGTTCCAACTCAAATACTTCCTTTTCAAGATTGTCTATCTGTTTATTAAGTAAGTATTTTTTAATGATTATAAACGTAGTTAATATTGCACCTATTGAAGCAAAGGACCATTTGAAAGCACTGCTATGTGACTGAAACAATTCTAAACAAGTAATAACGATAGGTGCCACTGCTATTAAAGCCATATATACTATGTCTTGCCACAATGGCATTTTTATCTTTTTTACTTTAACCTTTTTCTTTGCCATAAGTCACCTCACAGTTTTACTTCTTCCTCAACGTTATCTCCTACCAATAATTTAAGTTCGTCGAGTTCTTCCTCAGTAAGTTTATTCACGTGAGTAAATTTACTAAGAATTTTAAGTATCATTACATTTTCCTCGTGAATTTTACTAAGGTAATCTTTTTGATTTTCTTCCATCTTTTCCAAACCTTCTTTAATAGGTTTTTCTATTTTGGAAGATACGTCAAGTTTAATCTTTTGTGGTAATACAGCAGACTTAAATGCATTTTCAATGTATTCTTTACTTACATTAAGTTGCTTCTGAAATTCGTCTTTGTCGTTCTTTGCCTTTTTAGCGGCCCTATGTATTGACTTTACACAATATATTACATTGGCAAGTATAGTAGCTACCGACACACCACAAAGACTGAGACTGAGTATTTGCATTACTTGTTCAGAAATGGCGTCAAACATTTTTAAGCCTCCTTTTCGTCTTTCAACGCTTCAATTTCAACTTTAAGTTTTTTAAGTTCGTCCTTCGTAATTGCATTTTCTGCAATCTTGTTTAATATACCGGCTATTTCCATATTTTGTCCAGTTATTACATGAAGGATTAAGTTAAGTTTTTCGTTAAGTTTTACAAATTCCTTTAACAGTTGATTATACTCCAGCTGTGTCATTTTGTTTCACCGCCTTGTTATATTCTTCCGGCTTAGCAGGATTGTAACCTGAAATTATAGCAGAAGCTTTCTTAAAGGAAGCATCGTGGTCACCTTCGTCCTGTATAATCTCATTAATCATTTTTACAAGAGCTCCACAAATATTTTCCTTGTCCTTATAAATTTCTGCTATGGCCATTTTAGCTTTTTCATAATCAGCAATAGTATCCGTTTCCGACTGTGCAAGTGCATTAAGTATACAAGATACTGCAGCATTAGGACAACCTCCATTACGAAAGGCACACATTGCTTCATCAACAGCCCATTTAATGTCAACCATTTTCTTCCTCCTCGATTTCTATTCTTCTGTTTAACACTTTATGATAAGTTTTCATAGCTTGAAGTTGAACACTCATTAGCGTACGTTTCTCAGCAGAAAGTGTTTTTACAATAGGGTTTGTTTTGAGAAACTTGTCAAGTTTGTCTATACGTTCACTGAGCTCGGCAAGTTCTCCATACATTCTTTGTACGTAATCTTTCATTTTAAGTCTCCTTATAGTATATCTCCTCTTGCAGTATTTACAAGAGGAGATATAAAATTGTTTTAATTAAAGTTCATCATAATAAAAATCGCAAGTTGAAATGTTTCCTGAAGTTACAAGATACGAAGTAGTTGAATCACTTCCGATAGTTACTGCTGCAATAACTTCCAACGTAGTACTAGATTCCATTCTAACATAAGCCACCGGATAATTTCCAGTCACGTTAGTTAAACAACCACTCGCAGGAGTATTATTGTTAGAACGACTGGAAATTGAACCATAGTTGTAAAAATCCGAACACAATCTTGAAAATCTTGCAGCAGGAGAACTCGATGAGGAACTATCCATGCGCATATTAGAAATGTAACTAAACGAAGCAGTTACCCCTTGAGCTGCGGTATAAGCATATATTACTACTCTAACTCTATACTTCTTATTTCCTGCCTCTTTGCTTAACGATACTACTTTGTATTTCGAGGTAGTTTCATCGTTATTTACTATAGTACATTCAAGTAATGCAATATAGTAATCACCACTAATGTCAGTTACAGGTGCAAGTACGTATTCTCCCTCAGTAGGAAGTCTATTGAAGTTTGATTTCTCCAATATAACAGTACCTATAATAACATGACTGGCATTAACGGTAATACGTCTAACCGCTTGTAATGTACTTTGCAAACAATCAATTATAGTATTCTTAAGTACTGAACAGGTTATTGTAGAAGTACTGACTGCCTGTACTCTAAGTATACAATAGTAATAAGAGTTGTTACTAGTATATCTAAGTATAGTAGTAAAATATTCTCCTACGATAGGCGTTCTGTTAAAGTTTGCTTTAGGTATAATTTGAGTACTAAAGTTATCTACTGACGTAGTAGTACAAGTAAGTTGAGTTGCTGCTTCGGTGAATACGACAGTTTTAACTGAAACTGTAGCAAGACTTCCAGAAAGAGAAGTTATCTGTCCAATACACCAAGTATAACTATCCTGATAGCCGTCACTATTGGTATCTACCGGAACTACAAGAACCAAAAAGCTACTTACTGCATATCCGTTAAGTTGAGTAGTACCAATACTGATACTAAAATTAGTTCCTACATTTGGAATAACATTTTGTAACGGAGCCCAAAACATATACTGTAACGTACTCTGAACTACATTAGCGTCCGAACCGTCTGCACCTGCAGGTCCTTGCGGCCCTTGTGCCCCATTAACTTTTGTATAACTAACAGGAGTAGCACTACAAGTACTGGAACCATATGCCGACAAATTACAAACTGTAAGGAACGTATCACCGCTGCCAGGACAATAGATATTACAAATAAATTTATCGTTTTGTGCAGGAGTACGATTAAATTTAGA